CAGCAAACAATTTTTCGCTTGCAACGCGAGAGGTTACAGGTTCGAATCCTGTTTTACGATCAAGCCTAAAAAGCAGTCGTGAATAGCACAATTGGTAGTGCGCTATAAAATGTATCCTGTTTTATCCAAAATGTATTGACACAAGTCATTGTTTCATATACAATATACACATGTTAAGAAATTAACAAGAAGTTTTAGGATCGGTTCAGCAATTTACTATACTTGAAGGTCGGACCGCTCTTCGGAGCACCTCGACGAACTGGTTTGGAGATCCAGTCTAATCAAATCGACAACAACGATCCTGTTTGAATTTATATAGGTTAAGTTCAGCAATCAATTTTCACGCATATCGAAAACCGCCGTAAGGCATTAACCTGAAAGGACACAAAATGTCAACATTCGTAGAAGCAATCGCAAATCAAGAAGCCCGTACTGCCAATGGCATGAAGGCACGTAAGTCAACAGCTAACAAGGTTGTTGATCTGTTTTACAATATCGGTGCAAGCCGTGGCAAGGATATCGTACCTGCATTCGTAGGTGCGTACACTGAAGACCGCGAACTTGCACTTCGTATCGCACTATGGGCACGTGATGCTCGTGGTGGCGCAGGTGAACGTGAATTGTTCCGTTCAATCCTGAAGCACTTAGAAAAGACCGACATCGATGCGGCCTTTGCTCTGCTTCGTAAGATTCCAGAGCTAGGTCGTTGGGATGACATCTTTGTCTTCACAACTCCAGAGTTGAAGAAGGCCGCATACACAATGCTAGGTGACGCACTTCGTGCTCAAAATGGCTTGGCGGCTAAGTGGACTCCACGTAAGGGTGAAGTAGCACGTGAAATCCGTGAGTTCTTCGGTATGAGCCCAAAGTTCTACCGTAAGAGTTTGGTGGCGTTGACCAAGGTTGTTGAAACACAAATGTGTGCCAAGGACTGGGATAACATCAACTTTAGCCATGTACCATCTGTAGCGGCCAGCCGTTACAAGAAGGCATTCCATCGTAACACTACAAAGTTCGCTGAGTATGTTGCGAGCCTGGTTAAGGGAGATCCAACTGTAAAGGTAAACGCTTCGGCAATTTACCCTTACGATGTCTTGAAGGGAGTGAACTACCGTTCATTCGACAAGACAGAAACTGACCACATTGTGGCGCAATGGGAAGCCTTGCCAAACTATGTGGGTAGCGCCAACATCCTACCAATGGTAGACGTGAGTGGTTCTATGAGCTGTCCAGCCGGCAAGAACACTTCGGTGACTTGCATGGACGTTGCAGTTTCACTAGGTTTGTACCTAGCAGACAAGAACACTGGTAAGTTCAAGGATACGTTCTTGACTTTCAGTGACAAGTCTGAACTTGTTACTCTAAAGGGTAACGTAGTTCAAAAGATGGCCCAAATGGTTAAGTCTGATTGGGACATGAGTACAAACCTACATGCCGCTTTCAACAAGATTCTTGATGTGGCGGTTAAGAATGAAGTGCCTCAAGCAGAAATGCCAGAAATGGTTTTGATCTTGAGTGACATGCAATTCAACCAATGCGTTCGTCACGACGACAGCGCGATGGAAATGATCGAACGCAAGTATGCGGCCGCAGGTTACTCTGTGCCACAAGTTGTGTTCTGGAACTTGAACAGTTCTGACAATGTGCCTGTAAAGGCAGACAAGTCAGGTGCCGCTCTAGTATCTGGGTTCAGCCCAGCTATCATGAAGGCCTTGCTTGCCGCAGACATGAGCGAGTTCACACCAGAAGGGATCATGTTAAAGACTGTAATGAGCGATCGTTACAGCTTCTAAGTACAGTTTAGTTGGGTGTACTGCAAACACCCACACCTTATTCCAAAAGACTGTTACATAAAAACAACAGTCTTTTATTTTATAGTTGACAGGTAAAACCATTGATAGTATACTATTAGTATAGAAGCAAAAAAAGGTAGCAAATGGAATTTCATGTTGAAGCAAGCCCAAAACTAAAACAATATATAGAACTGCTATTGCCGTCTATGATTGAACAATTAGGGTTAACCAAAAGTAAAAAGTTACTAATGGTTAAAGTGGACAAAGAATTGGAAGATCTTGGTACGACAGTTCCGCTGGTTGGAGTTGATACTTACCTAGTAGTTCTTCGTCCAGTAACTGATAAATTTGCGTTAGGGGTAACTTTAGCACATGAACTGACTCATGTAGCACAAATGGCCAAAGGCATACTAAAGATTACCAAAAACGGCAAGAAATGGAAAGGTAAGTTTTACAATAGAAATCATCCGTATCTTTTCCAACCTTGGGAAGTACAGGCTTTTTCTAAACAAGAACTTGTTTTTCGTAGAGCAATTGAACTTTAATTAAGAAAGGAGCAACAGATGTCAAACGTATTTGTAACAAGTGATACACACTTCGGTCACGCTGGCGTCTGTGTGTTCACAAAAGACGACGGTTCGAAACTTAGACCATGGACCAGTGCCGACGAAATGGACGAAGACATGGTCGAACGCTGGAACGCTGTAGTCAGGCCCGAAGACAAGGTATACCATTTAGGTGACGTTGTTATCAACCGTAAGGCCTTAAATGTTTTACGCAGATTAAATGGCCGCAAGGTCTTAATCAAAGGAAACCATGATATCTTTAAGTTAAGCGACTATGTCGAACACTTTAAGGACATTAGGGCCTATCATGTAATGGACGGTATGATCTTTAGTCATATCCCAATGCACGTTGAAAGTTTAGCCAGATTTGGTTGCAACGTTCACGGGCATTTACATGCTAACAGAGTAATGCGAGTCAAGCATACAGGTGCTACACCTGAAATTGATCCACGTTACTTTAGTGCCTGCGTAGAGCATCATGATTTTGCACCCGTGGCTTTTGAAGATATGGTTGCGCAAATTAAGGCTCAAGGTGGAGAAATTAGTTTCCGTAACGGAAATTTTAAAGGAGCAGACTAATGTGGATACAAAATGTAGCATTAAGTGACATCAAAAAAGGATTCCACATTGACGCAGGCATCAACAGTATGTTAATTCAAATTGTTGATCCGGCAATGGAGTTTCCTGTTCCTAAGCACGAGTTCAAAGAGACTCACCAATTTGAGTTTCTTGACCTTGAAAAGGATGACATGCCCGATGCCGAGGAATTTAAAATAACTGATGACCAAGCCAAAGAGCTTGTGCAACTTTTACAACACGCTCACGACAATCGCATGAATGTCATTGTACATTGTGTGGCAGGCGTTTGTCGTAGCGGTGCTGTATGCGAAGTAGGAGTAATGATGGGATTCGATGACACTGAAGTGTTCCGTAGCCCTAACTTGCTCGTAAAGCACAAGATGATGAAAGCCTTGGGTTGGACCTATGACGAGAATGAGCATCACACTATCAACGGTGTGATGCTCGATTCTGGTCTAATTGTTCCTAAAAATTATGAAGGTGATATTTAATGCCTAAGTGTTATCAATTGATTGGAGTGCCTGGTTCTGGCAAAAGTACTTGGATTAAAAATCAAGACTGGATGTTAGGGCTAACCGTAGTTTCAACAGATGCTTTTGTAGAGGACTATGCACGGGCTCAAGGTAAGACTTATTCAGAAGTGTTTAAGGATTACATGCCTAAGGCAGTTGAGCTAATGGCCCAACAAGTAGTATTTGCCCGTGAACATGGGCATACTATTATTTGGGATCAAACCAGTACTACTATCCAAAGTCGCACTCGTAAGTTTAACATGTTGCCAGACTATGAACACATTGCCATAGTTTTTAGTACTCCACCAATTGAAGAATTAAATAGAAGGTTAGCAAGTCGTCCGGGCAAAATTATCCCTCCTGAAGTTGTACAAGGTATGTTGGACAATTTTGAGATGCCTGATGAAACCGAAGGCTTTGCAGAAATATGGCGAGTATAGTATAATATAAACTAGAAAGAATTTTGCGAGTGTGGTGTAATGGTAGCCACAGGAGACTTAAAATCTCCCGTCTTCGGGCGTGCCGGTTCGACTCCGGCCACTCGCACCAAAAACCCGGTTTACTCTTTTACGTTATAATAAGAGCGTCCCTGAAACGATAGAACAGGGGGTACACTAGGACCTGACCTTACAGTCCCTCTTTAGGGGATCCTGAAAACTGCCTAGGGTGGAGAACTACACTCCTTCCAGAAGACAAAAACGTGTGGACAGGGTAACAACTCAGTCTAGGGCTCATGTGGTGTGAGTGGCTAGACACTTTATAAATGCTTTCTGTAGCTGAACTACACTTGAGAACACGAACCTTTTTCGATTCTAGAAAGAACAAGGAGTGCAAGGAAGATGCGGGGTTTGGCAGGTACCGTTCGACTCGGACAGAGAGCACCTATAAAGTGCGGGATTAGTTTAATGGTAAAACAGCAGATTTCCAATCTTCGGTCGGGGGTTCGATTCCCCCATCCCGCTCCATTTTAATAGCAGACAGATAAATAATTATATGCTAACATTTATCACAGACATTGCCAGTCCTTTACTACAGTTTATCAAGGATGATCCAGTACGTCCTGAAATTCCTGCAGAGTTTCGTGTTAGCAATAACAGATTTGTTAGCAGTATTGTTGACGGAGAAGATCCTAAAGCAATGGTCTGTGTAAGTCTTTGCGATCAAGTTCCTGCTTCTGTAGCAGAGCTTGCACAAGATGCTCTAGCACCTACAACAGCAATCTTTTACACTATTTGGAGTTATGCTCCGGGTGCTGGAAAAGACCTATTACTACAAACAGTAGAAGAAATCAAACAGCAGTTTCCAAATGTTACTCGTTTTGTAACACTAAGTCCTAAGTCGGAAATGGCAAAACGATTCCATCTTAAGAATGGTGCTGAGATTTTTAGAGAAAACGAAGATACTATAAACTACGAATACAAAGTTTTACAGTCTGACGCCGCTTAGACTTTCTGCGTGTCCAACGTAGCCCCTAATCATTATATTGAATGAGAGTGAAATTCTATTATTTTCACTCTCATTTTTTTTGACCCCATGTACCATAGGACTTAACCAAAGCATGAGTTCGCTAGGATTAGGAGTAACATAGATACAGTTCTTGCTGATCATGCTTACAGGGTTTTGATTGGCTTCATCTACGTTAGGTACAAACTGAAATGTATTGGGATTGTGGAATACTATAGGGCTTTGCTCAACACCAAACGGGTAATATGTACCGCTGATGATACTATTAGTATGTCTATGGATATGATGGTGCTGGCCCGGTACAGTAACATTAATCCAGCTTTGGGTTAGCTCTATTTCAATATCTTGGTAGGCAAGAACGTCACGAGCATAAAAATTAACATGTTCAAGGATATCGTCTTTAAGCGATTTTAACTCTGGGCGTTCTAGAATATCGATAGCGTTGTGTATTAGGTTTCCCTGGTTATCACGCAAAGGTTCATTCTGCACAATAGTTAAAAGTGCTTGGTTAACATCCTGTTTGTCTTCAAGCATATGGCGCATTAATGGCCAAGCAAACAGTGGAAAAAGGCCGATATCTTTTGTGTTCATAGTAGACATATTTAAAATACTATGTTATAATAACAAGCAAATATGAAAGAGGTCAATATATGATTGTAGTTACAGGTGGTGGTGGTTTTATCGGTAGTGCCATGGTTGGATATTTAAATAGTATTGGTCGTGCTGATGTGATGGTTATCGATAATATGCCACACGCCGAACAATATAAAAATCTTGTAGGTAAGACTTTTTCTATTATGGAAGAAAGCGAACTTGACCTGCTGAGCCATTATAGGCTGGGCGATATTGAAGCAGTTATACATCTAGGTGCTATTACAAATACCCTTCACAATGATTGGAATTCAATTTATAAACAGAACATACAACCTACTAGAAGGCTGGCGGGCTTGTGCAGTGAATTACGCATACCAATGGTTTATGCAAGTTCGGCGGCAGTATATGGCAACGGTAACGGTCCTCTAAATCAATATGCTATGAGCAAGCACCTTAGCGAAAGAGAAATAAAAGATCGTGCGGCCTGTTTGAGATTCTTCAACGTATACGGTCCTAATGAATATCACAAAGGACGTATGGCATCAACAGTACTGAACTGGTTCAATCAGATACATGAAACTGGCAGTATTAAGATATTTGAGGACAGCGATCAATACTATCGGGACTTTATCTATGTTGAGGATGTATGCCGTGCAGTATGGCATATGGTTGAAAATTTTAAGCCCGGTGTTTATGACCTAGGTACAGGCAAGAGCGTTAACTTCGAGCGTGTTGCAAAGGAGTTAGCCAAGCATGTTGATCAAGAAGTATACTTTGATTATATTCCTATGCCGGCTGATCTTAAGGCACAATACCAAACAGATACAAAAGCCGATACAACAGCGTTAGCCGCAACTGGGTTTGATATCGATTTATGTAGGTCAGTAGCGGAAGGTGTTGAAGATTATGTAACTTATTTAAAAGGACATCACTACCTATGATAGGCGAAATATACGTATTAGATGATGTGATATCGCCGGGGTATCAAGATCTTGTAGAAAGAGAACTAATGAGTAAAAATGCTCCGTGGCATTTTCAGCGAGATATTGCACTCGATGTTGATGATCCTAATGCAAAATTAAATGGCCGCACTCCTGGACTTAGTCATGTATTTTTTGATGTAGACTCAGGTGGCATTCGAAGCCCTATGATGCACTACATGACTATGCCAATTATGTTCGAAGCGGTCCATAGGATAGGTTATAATGCACAAGGACTTATCCAAAGTCGTAGTTTTATGCATTTTCCAATCGCCGATAAACTTCGGAAACCTTACGACAACGTCCATGTTGATTACGGCATCGAACATTTGGTTTGTCTTTATTATGTAAACGAAACAGATGGCGATACAATTATATTCGATAAGAAATTTAATAAACAGGACCCAAATCCAGATTTTTCCAAAATAAATTTAAAGATAAAAGATCGCATTACGCCCAAGAAAGGTAGATGCATATTGTTTGACGGAGATTGGTACCACAGCAGTTCAGGCCCTACAGAGGACGTTCGCTGTATTATTAACTTTGATGTCGTTTGAACGATATTATTCTTGCATGATTTTCGTATATCTGCTATAATTACATAGCGGCTGTAAGCAAATTAGCAAAGCTCTCACCATATATGGTGCAGGATAGGGCAACGACTTAGTCATCGCTCTTGGTGGTTCGAATCCACCCAGCCGCACCATATTCCTATAGTAAATAGTTCCATAGCCCCTTTAGCTCATCTGGTAGAGCAACTGATTTGTAATCAGTAGGTGGTCTGTTCGAGTCGGACAAGGGGCACCAATAATAAAAAGGATTATATGTTTAATAATATTGAAGAGCTAAAAGCGCATGTAGAACACTTAAAAACTGCACCGCCGTACGAAATTAACGAGCATCTTGCAACATTGCAGAGATTTGGTTCAGAGTGCGAAACTATCTGCGAATTTGGCATTGGGTGGTTTACAAGTACCTGGGCATTACTGTCCACTCAACCTAAATGGATGAGAAGCTACGATAGCAACCCCGAGTACGATACTTCGGGTCACGTGTTTCATGATACTGCAAATGCCGCTAGAGCAACTGCCTCAACACTAGGTATAGATTATATATTAAAAGTACAAGATTCAGGTGCTGAAGATTTTGTTATTGACGAATGCGATTTACTTTTTATCGACAGCTTACACAACGGATGGCATCTTAAAAAAGAACTTACTAATCACGCCCACAAGGTAAGAAAATATATCATATTCCACGACACTGAAAAGTACGGTCAGATGGGGCAAGACGGTGGTCCTCCATGGCGCGATCTACATCCAGATGTTCCCGGTCTCAACGGTGCTATCGATGAGTTCTTAGCTCAGAATCCAGAATGGCAAGTTAAAGAACGCTATTCTAACTGTAACGGACTATTAGTCATTGGAAAATGATTTCTGATCTAACTATCGTTGTAATTGACAGCCTCAATTACAACGCTTCTGTTATAGCATTAGATCAAACTAGAAAAATATTTCCACAGGCTAAAGTACTGATTATAAGTGATAAAGAATTTTATCCTTGTGATAAGTTCCATTACGTTGATAAGTTTGACGGCACAGAACATTCTAGAATCTGTCTACAAGAAGTACACAAACATGTAGACACATCACACGCATTGTTTATACAATACGACGGATTCCCTACCCAACCTCAATACTGGACTGACGAATTTTTAAAGTACGACTACATCGGGTCTCCGTGGCTCAGGCATGATGTTTGGAGGGTAGGTAATGGCGGGTTTAGTTTGCGCAGTAAAAAATTACTAGAACTAACACAATATACTCCGCAAGTGTTTGATGGAGACATTGGGCATCTAGAAGATCAAGTTATTAGCATCAGCAGTCGTGCCTGGTTAGAAGCTAGAGGCATACGCTATCCATCTATCGAGTTAGCCTCGCAGTTTGGTACAGTCGAACCCTATATGTTAAAGCCATCCCTCGGATTCCACGGGCACGGATTGGTTCCTGAATACCTTGGTAAAGAAAAAACTCTAGAATGGTTAGACGCTATCGATAACGACTTCAGTGTCTATCATAGAAATTTGTTTACTATACCTTACTACTTATGGAAATGGAACGAACTTGACCGTCTGAGAAGTTTTATGCTAAGAGCTAATGAAGTCTTTCCAGGATATACACAAAAATGCTGGGACGAATGTAGATGGCGTATCGGTCTCGCTTACCCAGATCAAGATCCCTGGGAGTTACAAAAAATGATATTTGTCTACGGATATACGGGTCCTTAGTTCAATGGATAGAATACGAGTCTTCGAAACTTGCGATGTAGGTTCGATTCCTACAGGGCCCGCCACTAACAAGGAATAATTAAAAGTATGAGTACAAGAGAAAATGTTATCACCAATATGTGTTATACAATGCGGCACGACTACGGACTAGATAAACATCCAGACGATGCCAGCTTTGTAGCAGGAATGACCATATCAGAACGAAATGCGTTATGGAAACAGATGGCACAGGTTTTTGATAATGACATCGCACCCCATATGGTATTCAAAACCCCCGATCCGAAATATGTTGCTGATGTTGCAGAGCATTTCAAAAATCAAAACTTGCATTCTGAATGAAAACAGTAGATAAAGAATTACGTCAGCTGTTCCCCACACCTATGTTTGTTGCTAAACTAGATAGCACAGACGTTTGCGATCTTGCAATTTTAGAATTAGAAAAACTTGCAAAAGCAGGTACAGGGCATAGCAATGATTTTGCTTGGACAACTGACGACAACTTGCATACACTACCACAGTTCAAACCATTAACAGACTTTTTGTATGCCGAAGCTGGCGAAGTTTTAGATGTTATGGGTATTAAAAGACGCTTCCACGAAATTACTTGCATGTGGGCCAACGTAGCAGAAGTCGGACATCAACACATTATACATGCTCATTCTAATAGTTTTTTAAGCGGACTACTATATTTGCAAGCACCTGAAGGTTCGGGCGCAACAGTTTTTATGGATCCGAGGCCTGCGGCCGTTATGTGGGATCCAGATTATCTTGATAAAGAATCATTTAAAACAGCTTACATAAGCAACAAAGCAGAAAAGGGTGTTTTAACATTCTTCCCAAGTTGGCTAACCCACGGAGTTGATGTGGGCAGAAAACGTCCAGAAGAAAAACGTATAGTTTTAAGTTTTAATGTAATGATACGGGGTCCTATGACTCAGCATTCAAAAAGGCTTGATTTATAATTTTACAGGATTTATAATGTATAAATATCATGTCAACTGTGCCGAACGGGCAGTGACATTAGTTTATAAAAATCTTGCTTATTAAAGGAGAAAAATATGTCAAAGATTATCGGTATCGATTTAGGTACAACAAATTCATGTGTAGCCATTATTGAAAATGGTGTTGCAAAAGTTCTAGAGAACGCAGAAGGCGCTCGCACTACCCCAAGTATTATTGCCTATGGTGATGAAATCCTTGTAGGTGCACCTGCAAAGCGTCAAGCAGTAACAAACCCAAAAAATACTATCTATGCGGCCAAGCGTTTAATTGGTCGTAAATTTGCCGAGAAAGAAGTTCAGAAAGACATCGACTTGATGCCTTACAAAATTATTCAAGCAGACAACGGCGATGCTTGGATCGAAGCTAACAACGATAAATTAGCACCCCCACAAATTTCAGCAGAAGTTCTTCGTAAGATGAAAAAGACCGCTGAAGACTATTTAGGTTCAGAAGTAACACAGGCTGTTATTACAGTTCCTGCTTACTTTAACGATGCACAACGTCAAGCAACTAAGGACGCAGGCAAGATTGCTGGACTAGAAGTACTACGTATTATTAACGAGCCCACAGCGGCCGCATTAGCATATGGAGTAGATAAAAATGATAAACGTGATCGTAAGATTGCTGTGTATGACCTTGGTGGCGGTACTTTTGATGTGTCTATCATTGAAATTGCTTCAGTCGACGGTGATAAACAAATTGAAGTTCTCTCTACCAATGGTGACACATTCCTCGGCGGTGAAGACTTTGACCAACGTATTATGGATTTCTTAGTTGACGAATTTAAGAAAGACAACGGTGTTGACCTTAAGAAAGATGTTCTAGCACTACAGCGTTTGAAGGAAGCTTCTGAAAAAGCCAAGATCGAACTGTCAAGCTCTGCACAAACTGATGTTAACTTGCCATACATTACAGCAGATGCAACAGGTCCTAAGCACATGAACGTTAAGTTAACTCGTGCTAAGTTAGAAGACCTAGTAGCAGAGTTAATTGAGCGATCAGTACAGCCTTGCAAAACTGCTATGAAGGATGCAGGTTGTGATGCTTCTGATATTGATGAAGTTATCCTAGTTGGTGGTATGACCCGCATGCCAAAGGTACAGGAAACTGTAGAGAAGTTGTTTGGTAAAGCACCACGTAAAGATGTTAACCCAGACGAAGCAGTTGCCGCTGGTGCCGCCATTCAAGGTGATGTGTTAGGTGGCGGACGTAAAGACGTTCTATTGTTAGACGTTACTCCGTTGAGCTTGGGCATCGAAACCCAAGGTGGCGTGATGACTAAGATGATCAAGAAGAACACAACTATCCCAACCAAGTATAGCCAAACATATTCTACTGCGGATGACAACCAGCCCGCTGTTACTATCAAAGTTTACCAAGGTGAACGTGATCTAGTCATTGGTAACAAGTTACTAGGCGAGTTTAATTTGGAAGGTATTGATCCAGCACCGCGCGGTATGCCACAAATTGAAGTTACATTTGATATTGATGCCAATGGCATCCTTGACGTACATGCCAAAGATAAGAAAACTGGTAAAGAAAAGAAAATTACCATTAAGGCAAGTTCAGGACTATCAGAAGCTGAAATTGAAAAGATGGTAGCAGATGCAGAAGCTAATGCGGAAGAAGATAAAAAGACCTTAGAACTTATCAATGTGCGTAACGAAAGTGATGCGGCTATTGCCCAAACTGAACGCCAAATGAAAGAGCTCGGTCATTTAGTATCCGATGACGAACGTGCTTTGGCAGAAAGTTCAATTGCCAAAGCCAAAGAAGCTAATGCAGGAACTGACAAACAAGCAATCGTAGAAGCTTCAACTGCGGTCAAAGACATACTTGGTAAATTTATGCAGAAGTCTGCAGAAGTTAAAGAATCAACTAGACAAGAAAACGAGATGGACAAAGGTAAACGTCCGGAAGTTGATGATATGCAGGCAGGTCAGGACAGCGTAGTAGATGCTGATTTTACCGAAGTTAAGTAATAAACTAAAAAGACTCTGGCGTTTGTGGGCAAAAAGTTTGGGCGAAAAGTCCGGAACCACTAACGCCGAGTCCGATATGATCGCTATAATTAGAACTGTAATAGTGCTAACTTATATCGTAACCAATTTCTTTATTGTAGCAGGCGTAATTAGGCACTGGTAGTACATTAAGTACCAACTTAATGGTTTTATTTACCGACTGGTAAATATATTATATCGGAGTTCAATCGTGGCAACAGCTTCCTCATTTGACTGGAGTGAGTGGGACAAAGAAACCATAATAGACATGGTCTATATGGCCAAAGATCTCGTGGTCAATCAAAACTTAACGATCACAGAATTTAACAAGCGATTGACTAGACATATCAAATATTGGTTGCCTATCAGAAGTCGCAAAAGTCTTGAACCGCAAGTCGATAAAGGTTTTGTTTGGATTGGTGGAATGTACTATACCGATTACGACCAACAAAAGCAAAAAAGTATTGAACTATGTTTAGCCTATCATAAAGGCGACAGAATGATAAATCTAACAGCACGTAGATTTACCAGAGTATGCCACAGAATTGCAGATGTGCTACTGCACGAAATAATCCACATGCGACAAGCTCGCAAGCGTAATTTTAAAAATTTACCAGGATATAGCTCAACCGCTGAATCTACAAAACAACGAGTAGAACAAGAATATCTGGGCGATCCAGACGAAATAGATGCTTATGCATTTAACATGGCTTGTGAACTTAATGAAAAGTTTTCCGGTAATATCAAAGATATCGTCAATTACTTCAATGAACCACAAAAAGGTAAAAGACGCTATTACAACACATGGCGTATGTATCTCAAAGCATTTAATTGGGATAGCGACCATCGTATCATTAGACGCTTAAAAAAGCGTTGCATCTACTACTTAAACCGTAGTCAAATCTCCAAACCATATCACTGCAAAGACTGGATTCATCGATAACATTTTGGCATAATAATGTCTTGTTATTAAGGCAACATTGTGTTACAATTATTGTATGAATTTACTAGGATTGTTAAAATGAAAGATAGAATAATTTTTCTGTCCTTGCTATGCGGAGTTGGCGTAGGGCTATTCGCATGCTCGGACGACTTTACAAGTTCTGCTAAGAAAATAAAAGACAAGATGTCTATCAAAGTGTTACAAACATCAGACGCTGACCCAGATAGTGATTTACCAGCTGATTATACTCTGTTATGTATCGATGGTGTAAAATACATCAAAACTAAAGAAGGTGGGATCAGCGTAAAATACCAAGCGAATGAGAACGGTGACCCGAGTGCAGAAGAATGCGATTAATACATCCACTGCATACTCTAACTTAGCGTTTGAGGAAATTTTTTCTGATAAATTAGAGAGTGGTGGTCCTGTTTTATTAAGTCAAAGTCAAAACAAACTTTTAAGCCGCCAAAGATTAAAATCACAAAAGGATAAAAATGAAAAAAAATAAGTTGAATATCAATGTTAAGCCACAAGCGGCACCAGTAGCGGCACCTGCCGTACAACCGCAACAGGCTCAGCAACAAGCTCAACCAGCACAAAAAGTAGCACAGCCAGCAGGTAAAACTCCAAGCGTAATGATCTTGGTTCCAGCAATGGAAATGGTTAATGCAGAATTTGCACAACACTTGGCCATGGCCGCCGCTAACATGGTAGCCAATGGTATTAAGATCAACTGTGCATTTAATATTGGATCGGTTATTACAATCGCCCGTCGTAACCTAACTGATATCTTCCTTAAGAGTGATTTTGATTATGCATGGTGGGTCGACTCAGACATGAAGTTCCCAATTGACGCACCTATTAAACTATTGAAGCGTGGTGTACCATTAGTTGGAGCAAACTATCGCCGTCGCCGTTTCCCAAATCCAGGCTTTACTGGTATGATGGGGCAAGCCGGTAATTTTACAGAGTTAGTAACAGATGACAACAGTCCTGCTATGCAACCAGTAGATGTTCTACCACATGGTATGATGTTGGTACATCGCTCAGTGTACGAAAAAGTTCCACAGCCACATTACTTGCAAGACTATGTTCCAGAGATCAATCTTGAAATTGGTGAGGACATTTATTTCTGTAATAAGGCAAAGGAAGCAGGATTTACTCCATACTGTGATCACGAGTTGAGCCGTGAAATTGCACACATTGGTATCTTCCACTTTAACTATAATTTGTCAGTTCCACAATAACCCGGAGGTCCTATGGACAATTTTGATTCAATTGAATTACGAAAAGTAAAAAATGGTGTAATCGTCGCACTACGCACTGACGAAGAAGATTCCGAATACATCTTTGATACTAATCGCAAAGCATTGAGATTTGTCAAGGACCTACTCGAAGGTAAATTTGTATTAGAAAAAGAAGCCGAAAATGATTGAAACTGCATTAGTGTTCCTAATGTTTCTTCAAATTAAACATTGGTACATTGATTTTGTAAATCAAAGCAACATTGAAGTAGCAAGTAAAGGTATCTATGGTGATTTCCATGGTATCATGCACTCAGTAAAACAAGGTGTAGGCACGGTGCTTTCTGCATGCCTAGCATTTGGGTGGTCATACATTTTCTTTTGTTTGGTGCTTGGAGTAATTGATTTCATCGCTCACTATCATATTGATTGGGCAAAGATGAACATCAACAGAATAAAAGGGTACACTATTGAGATGCCTCAATTCTGGGCATGGTTGGGTGCAGATCAATTAGCACATCAATTAACATATATTGGATTAGTATGGTTAGCCGTAGCGTGAAGAAAGAATACAACATAGGTGATAGTGCCTGGATATACGGAGTTGCCGCTGGTCCGGGTTACAATCGCCTAACACAAGGTACCGTTGTCCATTCGATGGAAATTGAAGGATACTCTGGAACACATTATGTTATAGCCATATCAAATGGCATCGAAGATTTACTCGAAGTTCGAACTTGGGACAGCATGAGTCAAGACGATAAAGGTCCTATTGGATCTTTTAGAGAGTTGTTAATGAATCGCCCAGCTGAGCAGAAAATGCTGTTACGCACAGGTATGAGATTACCAGACGTTGAATTAAATCCAGAATTCATAGACGATGACCTCCCCGATCCAATTCAAGATTAAAGGTCATAATAATGCTCATAAAGCCGCAAATTGGTGTATCGATCAATTTGGGTTAGACAGCTGGGAAATGATGTTGAATACATCGAGTTGGGACCTTTATGAATTTAAATTCAAAGAGTCGCAAGAAGCTACATTATTTGCGTTAACATGGGCCGAGTACGCATAAACTTTAATAAAGAAGGATTGGGCAACACCATGTTCAACAATGTACTCAATGCCTTTAAAAAAGAACACGGATATCACGCAAACGCATATGACGGATATTACAATAAAAAACCATATTGGAAAAGTGAATTAAGTGAATGGCTATCAGTAAAAGGGTTTCCGTGTTTGATGTGTATGGAAATGACAGATACCCAGATTGGTTCGTCTACTACGGCATACGACCTTATAGGAGTGGAGATGGACAGCGCAACCGCTACCGCGTTCATAATAACATGGTCGTAGAATCCAAACAAATTATCGTACACACAATTACTATGGGCGATGTCGAAGACCCAGATTTAATGGTAGCCGAGCCAATTTACAAATGGCAACAAACAGATCACGGAAAATGGGTCATGGAAAACGCTGTTCCAGAAAGCCCAATGTGGAATAGATATTTGGACCCAATGTCCTATGGGCACAAGTACATGATATCCGCAGTATTTGAAGGGTCCAAAATAACAGAGTACTACTTACGTTTTGGCGATTCTGCCCAAAAAAGAGTTCCTTTATAGTTGACAAAACCATCAATTGATGTTATAATTGTACTATGAAAATAACATCACTTGATTTAGAACTGAACCAACCTTCGGGAAAAATTATCCAAATTGGTGCTGTAATAGGCGATACCCAAACAGGAGAAATTTCTCAACGGTTGCGTATCTATGTAGACCCACAAGAACAACTAAGTGATTTTATTACTGAGTTAACTGGTATTAGTCAGCAACACATTGATACTCACGGAGTAAGTTTAAAAGAAGCATATCTTCAACTGAGAGAATTTCATCTTAGGCATTCAACTTTTATCAACCCGTTAACATGGGGCGGAGGTGATAGCCAAGAAATTTTTAATCAATTGTCACCAGAAGATCGAGTAGAATGGCCCTTTGGACGCAGATGGGTAGATGCAAAAACACTTTATGTAAGTGAGTGCATTGCAAAAGGATTACCTGTTCAGGGTGGCCTAAGCAAAGTGATGACTAAGTACAGTATGAATTTTAAAGGGCGTAAACACGATGCCCAAGACGATGCAGAAAACACGTTTAGACTGTATCATGAAATGTTAGTAAGAATAAGGAACAAATGATGAGATCACATTATTGGACAATTAGCAAGTTTGCAGGATGGATTCGCGGTACTCCTAGTCCTGGTGCCCTTACATCCGAAGGTTGGGATGAGTGGCATGAAAAGGCCAGCAAACTGCATCCCGTTCGATATTGGATTGCCGAAGAAGGTTTAGACTATCTTCAGAAGTTTGTTTACTATATTCCAGATAAATTAAATGATGTTAGATATTATATTAATAATCGTTGGGTTAGCCGCAGTCATAGTCTCACTGCTCACCCTCGTGATATTCGTCCTGGCGACTGGTGCGATGTTGGGAATCGATTCCTGCCATGCCTATTTAATGAGCTTGTGGACTTCGTTGAAATAGAGCAAGCATGGCATCATTGCCTATGGAGTGACGAAGCTAAGACCAAGTTTGATGTGCCCTGGTATCGCCGCGGTTGGTTGCGCTGGCGTACTTGGCGATGCCCAGAAGCAGGTATGGAGTATCTAAAGTGGGCCAGCGGGCTTGTTGTAGATGACCATATGGGTGCAGAGCCTGGTAGCAAAGGCTACGGTGAGCCAACTTATCAAGCCAAAGCCGCTAAGGAAATTATCGAGCTTTACACTTGGTGGACTGTAACTTATCGTAATCGTCCAGATCCGTACGAAGCCAGTGGCTGGACTGAGTATTGCGAAGCCAGTCGTATTGCTAACGGTGGCCGACTAAGTTTCAGCGGAGACAAGACTCCTGAAATGCGTAAGATGAGTGACAAGGCACATAAGCTATTGCGTAAAATTGAAGCGGCTTATGAAAAAGAAGATGAACAGATGATGATCCGTTTAATTAAGATAAGACAATCACTATGGACTTGAAAGGCACAGTTAAAGTTGGGTGGACTCCTTTTGTCCATAATGAAGGTCAACCTAGCGACAGCTTTGGGTATTTTTCAGAATGGCAAAACGTAGCAGTACAACCGCCCGAACTTGCATACAAAACTATTGCAGGAGATAGAGAAGGTAGTGATATCCTTCCCTGTCCCGCAATACAAGGATATTTTAAAAATACATATCTAATTCGCTGTCCTGTAGATTTTACCATTATTCCAAAACCAAATGCTAAGACCTACAGCATTGATCGGTTTGATCAAAAGTTTTTTAATGAGTGGTGCATTCGTAGACCTAATGATTTTATAAATCCGGATCGTCCTATTTGCACACTAGGTCCTAAAATGGTGTTTGTTGCTGACGAAGATGTTATTATTGAATCGTTGCCTGCTATGATGCACGATAGTCCTACCTTAAGAAATATTAGGGTCATTCCTGGTACATACAATATTCATCGTTGGATACGTCCGTTAGACTTTACATTTGAAATTTTAGATCCTAGTCAACCATTAGAATTTAAAAGAGGTGATCCGTTATTCTACGTTAGGTTTATTGACAAAAAGGGCCGAAAGGTAGAATTAGAAAGAATAGAACAGTCTAATGATCTATTAAAAACTATGTACGGAATGATTGTTGTAAAAAACTACATTCAAAAGTTAGGTCTTGAGAAGATGTATGAAATGGCTCACGATTGGATTAAAAATCGTAAGTGGTTAGGTAAAACTAAAAAATGTCCATTTAACTGGAGAAAATAATGGAAGAAGTTGTTAGTATTTTAGTATATGCCTTTGTGGCATTGTTCTTCTATGCAATACTCAAAGGTGTTGTAAACTACATGCTTCATCAAGAAGTTAGGTCTCATCTTAAAGAAGTGTTGTCCGATATGGTGCATGAGGTAACAGTTGAGAAACACGGAACAATGCACTACTGGTTTGACTCTGAATCAAATATATTTTTAGGTCAAGGTACAACTGATTCTGAAATTATCGAGCATGTAAAAGCACGATTCCCTACACATATATTCATCATCCCTAACAAAGGTTTGTTAGCTCGTCCAGATTGGGTTTTCAAAACTGAAATTAATGACATCATCAACGTTGACAGATCGTAAAATAGAAAGTAAAATTATGGCTAAGAAAAAACTTAAATTAGAATTCGCACCCGGATGCTTTGATCATTTCGACGGCACACAAGAAGAATTAGACGAAATGGTTGCTGAAATCCAACGCATGTTCGAAAGTGGCGAAATGGAAAAATTAGCAAAGCCGATTGATCCAGATGAAATGACTAAAGAAGAAATGTCTATATTGGCCAAAGCGTTTGAAAACGAAATCAACCCAGAGAAGAGAAAACTACAATGAAAGCACAATTACCGGCAGAAGGTATATTAAAGACTCATGATTGGGGAGACTCAAAAGTTTATAAAGTTACCTGCGATTGCGGTCAGCCCGATCACGAACACAATGTTTGGATCGAAGCAGACGAGTGCGGTGTTAACGTAAACATCTATACAACAGTTAAAACTGACTGTTGGAGTGAAGAATTAAAACCCAAATACGATATTGAGAACATTTGGTTACAAGAGTTTGAGTGGTTCTGGAAAGGACTATACAACAGTCTTGCCCGAAAACTAAAACTTACAAAATCCATTTGGAGCAAGGGCTATGTCGATTTTGAAACTACAATCAGCATGAATGAACAGGCCGCATTGAACTACGCAACAACTTTAAAGAACGCAATAGCAGATGTCAAAGAATTCAAAAAACCCAAAGGCGGCCAGCAGTCCTGAACGCCATACCTTCCAAAAAGAAGGGTACGTTAAACGCAAACAGGAAGAAGGACTAGAACCACTCGAAGAATATATCGAGATGTTCAAAACTTGGAAACAGCAGGATGAAGCCAATCTTGTAGATCCGGAGTGGCAAAAAGACAACATGGAGTATGATCTCCGTAGTACCAAATGGATTTGCGATAAAGTCAAAGCCAGTGAAAACTATGCGCAGAATCTGTATGCGGCCATGTGCAATATGCAGTTTACCAAATTAGCAGTTATTCCAATTTTAAAAGAACAACGATGGAGTCGTAGTTGGCGTAGTGCTGGCGGTATTATTGCCGACATGCGTGAAGAAGGTGACTACATTGATTGGTATTGTAGTGGCATTCGCAACGACGAATTGGGCAACGGGTTGGATGGGACAAAGCCAATTTTGGACGAAGATGGGCGCGATTACGTTCCAGAAGGTACTGTTACTGAGGAAATTCGGGCAGATCTCCAAAAATTGGGCTGGTTTCCTGTGCCTTGGGACGATGACGACTCTTGACAAAACCAAATAAAGACTGTATAATATATACATATTGAACACTAAGGAGTAGGCAAATGGCAACAAAAGCACCAGCAAAAAAGACCCGTGTAACTAAAGCACAGGTTGTGGCACATCGTACAAACGCTAAAAAAGATCACAGCCCAACTTGGAATGATGTTGAAGGCTTAACTGGCGAACAGTTTGGCGCAAAGTATCGTGAAGCGATGAAGTGGTATCGTTTGGAAGGTTCAGCTAAGGACCTTAAGCCAAAAGTTATCGACTGGATGGGTCGTGCTGGTATGAGCAAAACTGAAATTGCCGCTTTTAAGAAAACCAAAGACTGGCGTTGTAATTTGACCATGGGTGCCATTGCATCTTGCTTGATCAAAGGTATGCCAGACAGTCATAAAGATTGGAACCAAGGCCGTAGTTTTTCCGAATACCTCAAGAAAAGTATTAAGGAAGTTGTTGAGTCTGGCAAAAATGATATTGAAGAAGTAGAAGAAGTTAAGGCTATTAAAGCAGTGGCTCCTGTGGTTACTATCCAAGATCGTTTGAAAGATGCCGCAGGCGACATGAGCGAAGAAATTGACTACGCCATTGATAGCTGGATTACCGATCCAGATGCGTTTGATCCAAAAGCATTTAAGATGACAAACTTGTTGCGTGGCAAGGGTGCTAAAGCCGCACACGCTCGATTTATCAAATCTTACTTCAAGCGTGGACAAGATGAATTACTAGAGCTTGCCAGCGGTAATGCTGACGAACAGTTGCGTGAAGCCTACAGCCATGTAGCTCGTAAGAATGTTAAGAAGCTGATCGAGTTCTACGAAAGCATCATGACCGCATGTGACCAAATCGCGGCAGAGGCTAAACTTAACAAGAAGCCCCGCGCTAAGAAGATCGTCCCTGCTGAGAAATTGGTTGCTAAACTTAAATTCAAAGCCAGTGACGACAAGCTGGGGCTTACGTCAGTGCCTCCTGCACAGTTAGTTGGTGCTCAAGGTGCAGTAGTGTACAATGCCAAGACACGTAAGTTGGGCATCTATACTGCTAAGACGAGTGCCGGCCTTGCTATCAAAGGTACAAGTATCTTAGAGTTTACTGTAAAGAGTACACAAAAGACTCTGCGTAAACCCGAAATTCAATTGCGTGAGTTTAAAGAGCAAAATACTAACAAGCGGATTGAAACTTGGTTTGCTAAGATCAAGGCTACTGAGACTGTGATGAACGGACGCATGAACGAAGAGATCATGATCTTAAAGGTCTTTAAATGAAAGTAGGCGGCGTCAATCCAGCAATGGCTCATAAGGTCGAGTTACAGAAATTGGCACAGCAAGAAACTATCAAACAGCAACAGATCAAAGCTATTAAGGAACGACAAAAAGAATTAGAAAAAATTAGACCGCAAGATCTTGATAAAGGTAGCAACATTGACAAAATAGTTTAGGAGTAATGTATGAATAGTGACGGAGCATTTTTTGGTACAATCTTAGCCATGATGGCACTACTGTTTGGACATCCTGTTGCGGCTGTGTTTATCTTTCTAATTGGCGTATTGTCTTGAAATCAACCGTTGATATTATAGTTTGCATCTGTATGTTAGTAGCACTATATTTCAATCTAACTTCGATACCTAAACAAGACTATATCCATAACAATCCATGGAAACAAACAGTAACAAGTGGACCTTTGGAAAGAATTCAAAATGAAACAAAGTAAAATCTATTACGAAAAAGTTGGACGCAGGTATGTGCCTGTTGCAGAATACAACGAAGAATGGTTGGATAGTTTTTTTAAAGGCACCCACATTGTAATGTGCTACCCAGGTGGTAGTAGCCGTAGATACAATATCGATCCTGCGTATGCTCCTATGATAGCCGCTGGCCGTGTTGCTGAAGATGCTATCTGTCGTGCTATCAGCAAGGCAAGTGAACTACGACCACAGCAAACTCCTATCACGCTTGGCCAGAAACGAGCATGGGAAAAGTTAGCCAAAGAGTTTGGTAATGAATTAGCTACCCTGCAGATCAACAGCGCCCGGGATATTGCAGAAGCCGGAGTTAAAGCAATGCAAGAGGAAGTTGATAAGTTATTGACTAACCCAACTGTACGTAAGGCTTATGATCATTTTTTATTATTATGTGAATTAACCAAAGAAAGAGAAACTGTATGAAATGGCTATTACCTGTTGCCCTTGTTTGTTTTGGACATTTTTTCTGGGCCATGTTTTTTTCAATAGTTTTTATACTAACTGAATAATGAAGAAAATTCTAATCAACTTTTTCTTTTTAATTGGAGTTGCAGGAATACTATTGTCTATGGTCGCTCTAATTGTGTTTGGTAATCAATTAGTTGACAAAAATACGCCTAGACTGTATAATTGTAGTATAGCAGAGATAAGTCCAGACTTTACTCATGCTATGCGTGAAGAATGTCGTAAACAAAGAAAGTTAACCACATGAGCAAGGCAAAACATAAACCCTATCAATGGATAGATGGTGAAACTGCTGATCGTATCACCAGTATGAACCTAAAAGACTATCGTGCGTATCTTAAAAAAGAATTGAAGCAGTGGAAGAAAAATCCAAAGAGCGAATCTAATCCTAACGGTTACTGGTTACATCCAGAAGACGTAGGCCTTAATATTCAAACTATTGCGGCATTGGATTTAATCATCAGTCACTTTCCAGAAACATCGGATGAAATAAAATGAGCGGTTGGAACACTATTCAAAGAATTAAACGCATGGAAGTAGAGATTGATAAACTTGGCTTCAAGTTTAGACAACCTAAACATGGTGATTGGGATCAACAAGAACGCAGTATTAGTCTCGTGCCAAAAGATTCAGACTCACTACCCATCTACTGTAGAGATGCTGAACTGTATGTTGGTACTTTAGAAAACCTAGAAACATGGCTATACGGAGTCCGTTGGGCACGTGAATACGACATGATGTTGCGCCTCAGTGACGATAGCAAACGTGCCAAGGCAGAACAAAAAGAACGCAATAAAAACCTAATGCGTACTATCAAAGAAGGTAAACTTGTAACTGGAGATGTAGAATGATTACAATGAAAGAGTGGATGGAATTGGTCGACTATAAGATCACCGAGGGCAGTGATTATGGTTGGTCGTGTTACGGTCCAAATGCCTATTGCTTGGATAGCTGGAATGGTGTCCACGGCAAAGGAGGATACAGTTTTAGTATTGTGTTCAGTACCAAGACACAAAAGGTCTACGAAGTCACTGTATGTGACTACACCAATGATCGTGCTTATCGTATGATTGCGGAGAACAAGCGAGATAAGCACAGCAAGGAATCAATGGAACGTGGCGTCAATTTGAACGAGGCATGGGACGATGTTGACTATGTGGATTTGGAAATTGATGATGACTTTATCCAAAAATGTCTAGCTATCAAAGCCGGAGAGGATTACGATACAAATGTCAGTATTCCGTTGGACTTGCCAGATGACTTGCTGATGTTTGCGTTCAAATGCGCACACGAAGAAAATATGACATTCAACGATTGGGTTAATAAAATGTTGCGCAGTTTTATTGACAAAGTAGAAGCAGGTGAGTATACTAAAGAAGATGCGCAGAAGTGGTTAACTGAACAGAAAGAGGAACAAGATGTTTAAAGAAATTTCAGCAATCGTAGTTGGTTGGGCGGCCTTGATTATATTGGCCATGTTTGGTAGCTTTTTTGCTTACCAGTACTTTGCTCCTAAGTATCGTCAGGTAGACAATGAAGTGTTCAAACAAAGTGAGCAGTATAATGACGGTATGATCCGTGATTTGGAAAACTTGCAGATTGAATACATCAATGCCGATGCGGAGAAGAAACAAGCTCTTCGTGCTATTGTGTTACATCGTTTCTCGGTGTACCCAGAGGACAAGATGCCTCCCAACCTTCGTAACTTTTATAACAATTTGAAAGCAGGAAAATGAAAGATGTAATATTGCCCGAATGGGCTGGCAAGGTAACTTACTTTGCTCTTGGATTTATGGTTTGTTTTACTCTCTTTGTTAAAGGTATCCTATGAAACATATTCTAGCCCTTGTAGTTGTCGCAACTCTTTTGACAGCATGTGATGTTAAAGAAACATCTACACAGATTGAACGCCGTAAGCAAGAAGAACTCAGCTTGCAAGGTGTACAGTCAGTTGGTATGCCTAGCATTGTAAACTTTGCCGAAAAGCGTATGATGAAAGACATCATTGAGTTGCGTGATCAAAATGTAGCCACTTATGTTTACATCACGGACATGAATGGTCGTTTGCATAAGGTATGTAATGCAGTCGGTTACGGCTTGCCTTATGCTACTCAGTACACTAACCCAATGCGTATTAGCGGTGATGGGCATGGCTATGTAACATTGCCACAAGCTGATCCAAACGGTTTGTACAGTCCAGCAAGTGCTGATGGTACCTGGGTCCTGTGTGTAGACACTAAGTCCGGTAAAGCTAAACCAGTTTATATTGAACCACGTGTTATTGTAAGCCCGATTGCATTAGGCGAGTAATATGAACGGAGATCATTGGGCACAGTTTATAGCCTGTTTGATTGCAATTGGCGGCATGGCGTTTGCATTTGTAATGGGCTACCTGATTGGATACAATGATGCTAAGGACGGCAGATGAAATTATTTGAGCGATCCGGCGGGTGTTGGTTGTTTTGGTGGAGTGCCGTTTACTTCACTATAGGAATGATAGATCTTTTTGTGCTCAAAACAGATTTGTTTCCATTGACACAGTTAGCATGGTTGTGTATAATAGCATTACCATTAGTTTGTAATCCGCTGGCTCGCTGGCTTAACATGAAAGAAAATACAATGTTTGATTTGTTTAAGAAAAATAAAATGCCTGAAAATGTAGTTCCGTTTCCTGCACCGGCACCAAAATTGGTAGAGCCTCCTCCGGAACCAAAAAAGCCTGCCGTAACTTATTACACGCTAGGAATGACCAGTGAGGGTCGATTAGAGTTTAAGATGGGCTATAGTGCCATTACTATGAACTATGGTGGTCTTTGTAACTTAATGGATCAACTCGAAGTATACAAGAAACAACTCGCCGAATACGAAGATGTTGAAGAAGAATGAAATTCTTTGAACCTCTGCGTGATGACCTAATGGTCCAGCAACAGATCTCTAATAGCTGGGAGCATATGGTTGGTGTCATCATGCTTAACCAAACTGGTCGTAAGCCTGTTAAGATGACCTTGCCGGAATTCCTATATTGGTTTCCCACACCACAGGCATTGATAGCCGCTGACGAAGAATTTGTCAAAAGCATTATACAACCATTAGGCATGACTAATGTCCGCTACAAACGTCTAGTAGGTATGAGTTATGATTATTTGACTTGGGATGGCAATGATGCTACAATGTTATATGGGATCGGAAAATACGGCAGTGATAGTTACGAAATATTTTTCAAACAGAACTATAGTGTAGTACCCACAGATAAAGAATTGAAACGTTATTTAGAAGAGGAAGTTTATGAATCCGTTTAGAGATCAAGAAAAGTTTATGAAGGCATGTGACCAAACTACCGGTGAGTGGAACGTTGAGCAATTCAATTTGTATGTTAATTTGATTGAAGAAGAATTTAATGACGAACTAAAAACAGCCATTAAAAATTGCGATAATGTTGAAATCTTAGACGCCCTTGTGGATATCCTAGTTGTTACCATTGGTGCCGCACACTCGATGGGTGCAGATATCGAAGGCGCATGGAAAGAAGTTATGCGAACTAACTTTGCTAAAATTGGCGAAGATGGCAAAGTCCGTAAACGTGAAGATGGCAAAGTATTGAAACCAGTGGGCTGGACTCCTCCAAATTTAAAACCTTTCGTAAAATAATGTATAAAACAATTTACACAGAAGTTGAAGTAGATGTCGACTTGTCAGAATTTGACACAGACGACCTGATTGAAGAATTGGAGTCGCGTGGTGCTGGTGCTACTGACTACGGTGATGGTAAAGAAGTACTAGAATCCATTTACCAGAAACGTAGACTGGGTCAAGACTACCAAACAGAATTAGAAGCATTAATCTATTTAGGATTAGGAAAAATTATATGAAAAGAGAACTAGACGAATACCTGTGCAAGACCTATCCAAAGATGATGGTCAATCGAAGCAAACCTATGCAGGAAACTGCAATGTGTTGGGGCTTTGAATGTGGGGATGGTTGGTTTGATATCCTTAGAGTCCTTATGGGCAATATCCAGCATCGCATTGATTGGAACAACAGTAATTTTGAAAAAGGTTATACACAGTACAAACAGATCCCGCAAGTAACCCTAGATCAGGTCAAAGAAAAGTTTGGCACACTACGGTTTTACTACTCAGGTGGCGATGACTATATCAGCGGTATGGTAGCTATGGCAGAAAGCATGAGCGCCGTTACTTGCGAAACCTGCGGCAAGCCTGGCACACAAACCCGTGGTGGTTGGATTAAGACAGCATGTGTAGAGCATGGTGGTCAAGATTACAGCACTCCAGAAGAGGAACTAGATGACGCTACCTGATGAACGCTATCGTGCTGTGATGTGGGCAAAGAGCTTTTGCGAAGATCTATTGGATTCTAAGAAAACCCCTAGGGTTCCAAAAGAGATTCGACGTAGAGCCTATGGTGTGTTGCGTCACTTTCCAGATGACTATTACCTAAGTATGCTTGCAGATGCTCGTCCGGATATTTTAGAACGTAAAGGGGAACCTTTTGATCCTCTTTACAAAATGGTTAAAGAGTACGACTTACAAAAGGAAAAGGATTAAATGTTAGATTGTTTAATTATGGGTGACAGTATTGCAGTAGGCACAGCCCAAGTGCGACAAGAATGTGTTTCATATTCTAAAGGCGGTATTAACAGTTACCAATGGTTAAACGCTAACGTGGGTAAAAGTCCTTACGTTGCCAAAACTGTTATTATCAGTTTGGGATCAAATGATCACAAGTATGTTAAAACCTTAACAGAATTACGTACTATTCGCGAGCTGACTAAGGCAGAACGAGTCTATTGGATTTTACCCGCTATTAAACCCGACATTCAAGAAATGGTTAAAAAAGTAGCGGCAGAGTGGGGCGATACAGTATTGCCAATGACTCGACTACAAAAAGATGGCGTCCACCCAAGTTGGGCAGGTTATAAAGAGTTAGCAGAAAATACAAAATAAGGAAAACTATGTTAGTACCAATGGTAATTGAAAAGTCCAGCAATGGCGAACGTGCTTATGACATTTACAGCAGACTTTTAAAAGAACGTATTGTGTTCTTAAATGGTCCTGTACATGACGATTCAGCTAACTTGATCGTAGCACAGATGCTGTTTTTAGAGTCAGAAGACCCAGATAAAGACATTAATTTTTATATCAATAGCCCGGGCGGTGTTGTTACCGCAGGTATGAGCATTTATGATGTAATGCAGTTTGTTAAGTGTGATGTTGCTACTTATGTGATGGGGCAGGCTTGTTCAATGGGCAGTTTGTTGGCCAGTTCAGGGAGTGCCGGAAAACGCTATATGTTACCCCAGGCTCGTCATATGATTCATCAGCCTAGCGGTGGTGCAGGTGGGCAGGCCACTGACATGGAAATCCAAGTAAAAGAGATTCTAAAAATGAAGAAAACTCTCACAGAAATCTATGTTAAACACAACAGCAAAGGCAAAACTTACGAAGAATTTGCACGTGATATGGAACGTGATTTCTTTATGAGCGCACAAGAAGCCTGCGATTATGGCCTCGTAGACACAGTTGTAAGCAAACACGAATAAACTACAACGTATTCCGCTAAATAGTAGGTACAGCCCAAATAGGGCTTATCTACTACTGGAATACGCTAATGTCAATAATCGATGTCTTAACCTTAGAAAACGGCAAATTAGTCGCTCGTAGCGACCTGAATGTTTACGGACAACTAACTGTAAACAAACTAATTACACACGAATTAGTAGCTCATACCAAGTATGATGCACCATTCTTTGAGTTTTCAAAAAATAACGAAACAGGCACAAATGCAGGCCACGGGCTTACTTGGCCGCAAGCAGACTATGCCCGCCAGTTAATTTGGCGCGATGACCCAAGTCGTTTTTGGTTCACAGATAGCGTAGACCTAGCACCCGACCGTGCTTATCACATCGGTGGTTCTCCTATACTCAGCCAGCATACATTAGGTGGTAGTGTTACAGTATCTAATTTACAAACTGTGGGCGTATTAGAAAGTCTAACAGTTAGCGGTGACGTAAACTTTGGCGAAGAAGTATTTTTCAATGCAACTTCCGGAAGATTGAGTATTGGCACAGAAGCCGCAACAGGTGTTCTAACTGTTTACGATACAACTAACGATGTTGAATTAGTACTAACAGGTGGCACTAATAGTCGTGGACGCATCGGTACAGTTCAAACTAAAAATATTGATATCATTACAGATGATCAAGCTAGAATCAGCGTTGAGTACAATGGTGACGTTACAATCAGTAATGAAACAGATCGCACAGTAACAACTCGCATCTATGGTCAAGTCGGTGTTAATGTTAAAAATCCACGTGAAGATTTTGAAGTAGCAGGAAACATTCGCTGGGCTAATAAATTATTTGCAACAGGCAACGGTGCGCCGACAAATGGTCAGTATATGAAGGGTGATGTGATTTGGAACGATGATCCAAAGAGCATGAGCTACATTGGTTGGGTATGCACTCAATCAGGAAACCCTGGCGACTGGAAGCCGTTTGGTTTAATCGGCAGTTAATTCATAGATAATCCAAGATAAGTAATTAGACAAGAGAAATCTTGTTTAGGCAACTATCTTTTGGCACATTAGGGGATTACTATGAAAGACCAACTCAATAAAATTAACTGGCACATTAAACTTTGGCTCTGGTACGGCAGACTTAGCCCGGTACTATTCTTAATCGGAGCATTTTCGCTCTATCAAATACTCAACACGGACATACCACTTATTTTCTACGCGGCTTGGACAATTTTTGTCGCCACTGGAATCATCTGGTGGGCGTGGGTGATTAAAGTACTGTTGGATATGGTAAATTTATTCATTCAAGTAAGCGAACACGTTGAGTCAATACAAAATACCATCAAAGAAGTAAAAGAGGATGTAAAATCTCTCGACACCTCTAGGAAAGATTAAATAAAGATGCTATAATAATTTATAGCGTTAAAACTTAGTCGACTCCTATGGCATTCATCCGACTTTAAATATTCTGCATGTCATCAAACTTGCTACTTTTATAAAGGAGACTAGAGATGGCAAAATTCTACTCAACAAAAACTTACGGTAACGACCGCGGCCTATCATGCTGTTTTAGACAATGGCGTGCCACACACAGCCACTGCTCAACACTACATGGTTACTCAATTGGCATTAAACTTGTGTTTGAATGCGACACACTAGACGACAAAAACTGGTGTATGGACTTTGGTGGTCTTAAAGAATTCAAAGCATGGGCTGACTATATGTTTGATCATACTTTGGTTATTGCCCACGATGATCCCCATCTAAACTTTTTCCAACAAATGGCTAATATGGGAAATGTTCCAAGTTCGGGAAATGGTGATCAAGGCTTTGATAAACTAGAACCATATCAACGTGGAGCATTATGCGATCTACGTATTGTACCAGGCGTAGGTTGTGAAATGTTTGCCAAAATGGCATACGACAAAATGGCCGAACTGCTGGCATCGGGCGATATGCGTTACCCAATCAATCCAACTGTTAGAATTAAAACAGTTGAAGTATTCGAACACGGAGCAAATTCAGCTACATACGAAGGTTGACTTTTTCCAAACAATCTGCTATAATATTGTTATGATAATATATTTAGATATGGATGATGTAGTAGCAGATTGGATGGGCTATGCTCGTGCAATCGTTAATCGTAACTGGAACTACGGAGAACGTATTCCAGACGAAGATTGGAACAAAGTTAAAGCCAAAGAACGTATGTATAGAGATCTACCTTTAAAAGAGGGTGCAAAAGATCTAGTGCAGTTTTGTCGCACCGCAGTTAGTACAGGCAAAGCAGATGGGTTATTTTTCTTAACAGCATTACCGCATTCAGATACGGTTCCCTGGGCCGCCTATGACAAGGTATATTGGGCAGAAAAATACTTTCCAGGTATTCCTGTGTTCTTTGGCCCTTACAGTTTTGACAAACACAAACATTGTAAATCAGGCGATATCTTAATTGATGACCGTACCAGCAACTGTGAAGAATGGCGTGCCGCAGGCGGCCACTCACACATTTATCGTAACTGGGAAGAATGTAAACCTTGGTTAGAAAGCATATTAAATGAACATTCTAAATTTTAGATTTGAATTGGCTAACCCGCTCGATAGGTGGGAATACTTCAAACCATTAGGCCATCTAAGTGGTAGTTTACCTTGGCATAAGGCTTGGGAATTAGAACATTCTTATATGAGTACCATGTTACTAGATACCGAAATGCATTGGACTCGAAATACTGATCATGCTGGTCTAGGGTTCTCTATAGGTATTTTGGGCTATGGTGTTGCGTTTAGGATATACGATACTAGGCATTGGAATTACACACTAGATCGATGGGTGTCATATGAGTAGATATCACTGGATCAAAACTATTGTTGAAGACGATAATGGAGAACTGATTCTAGACCTTAAAGAAGCCTGTGAAGAATTAGGGTGGAAAGAAGGTGATGTTATTGAATGGATCGACAATAAAGACGGTACATGGACCATTAAGAAAAAAGATGACTGAAGTTATAGATGATGTATTTTCCGACAAGTTCTTTACTCAGTATCTGTTAGAAGGACTTATTTCCACTAAAGGGTGGCAAATATGTTCTGATAATTTTTATGAGTCATCTGTAGGTGATAGCGACTTTGAATCTTCAAAATACAGCGATCCCGGAGTTATTTTAGAAACATTTAATCAAGAAAGACCGCCACAAGAAAGATTTGGTGATCATAGACTAAATGCCTACGGTGATTTAATCTTTACCAAAATTTTACATCTTAGCCAATACCAGTACGAAGGAGTTGGAGTGCTTCGTTACTTTTGGAATTATTACAACAGAAGTTCTACAGGACTATATCATTTGGATATGACTGATGCTGATCCACCTGGCAATTACTGTAGTATTGTATTTTACATTAACGAATCTGACGGTGGCACATATTTGGAAAAAGAGTTCTTTGAACATAAGGCAAATCGTGCTATAATATTTAATAGTAAAACCCCACATAGAGGAGTTGGCCCAACAAACGCAAAGCAACGTTGGAATTTAAACATCATTTTTAAATATGATACTGTGTCAAAAAAGACCGGCACATCGAATAGAATCTTACTATGATTAAAAAAATTGGGTTCGCCTGCAAATGGATTGACGGACCTAGCCAAATCGACGGTATCAAACAAACCGATACTGCTAAACAATTCAACACGGGCACAACTACAGTCGCGTGGTTAAATAGACAATCACGCGATGTGGCGGAGCAAAAGTTATGGGACCTAATGGTAGGCAATATCGAAGCAACAAGGAGGCTTGTTGAACGTGTCTCCACACTTGATCCTCACCTTAGGATGGTTAGGCTTTCTAGCGACATTCTTCCTGTTTATACTCACGAGTCTTTTGCTGATTATTGGCGCCAACCTGATGTTATATCATACGCCGAAACCCACTTTGCGCGAGTGGGCGATATTGCTCGGAATAGCGGTGTTCGACTTAGTATGCATCCTGGCCAGTTTACTGTCTTGGCAAGTGATAACCCAGGCATTGTCCAACGTTCGTTAGAGGAGTTTGAGTACCATGCAGATATGGCGAGATTTATGGGCTACGGCAAGACGTTTCAAGATTTCAAGATCAATGTGCATATCAGTGGACGACAGGGCCCTGAAGGTATTCGTCGTGCCTATAGCAAACTCTCGCCAGAAGCAAAGAATTGTATTACTATCGAAAACGAAGAAAACGCATGGGGATTAAATGACTGTCTCACTCTTATTGATATTTTGCCTATCGTGCTTGACATACATCATCATTGGATTCGTGAGGGAGAGTACATACAGCCTGGAGACGACCGCGTCAAGCGAGTTGTGGACTCTTGGCGGGGTGTTCGCCCTACTATGCATTACAGCCTATCTCGTGAAGATGTACTTGTAGATCATTGCCCTTTAACTATCCCCAACCACGCTATGTTGCTAGAACAAGGATACAAAAAGCAAAAGCTCAGAGCACATTCTAACTTCTACTGGAATAAACCAGCGAATGAATGGGCACTGAGCTTTTTAGGTACACACGATATTATGTGTGAGTCTAAGGCTAAAAACTTAGCCAGCTTTGCTTTGGCTGAGCAGGCTCGAGAGCTTACTTTGCTTTAGGCTTTTTAGCGGCTGTGGTTTTCTTTGCCGCTGGCTTTTTAGCTGTTGCTGTTGTCTTGCGTGGAGCACGTGGCTTCTTGGCAGGCTTTTCTTCAGCTACAACTGGTGCAGTAACTTCAGCAACAGGTGCCGGTGTTTCTACTTTGTACGGTACGGCTTCAGCCTGTTCAGCTTCAACTAAATCTTTTGGTTTACGGCTGTAATATACAACTGCACCAAGAACGACCGCGATAAGAACTAAAATAATTTCCATGGTATTATACCTTCCTTTTAAAAGTACAGCTATTTAATATCTCATAAATACCAGGGAGCTAGAAAAAGAGTCAAGCGCCGATTTGCCGTTTAGCCACGCTGGCTGTGCTAGAAAAAGAAATAGGGAAAATTCATAGCTTGCGGATCCTCGGATGCCCTATTGACCGCTTGACAGGATATTTACCATGTATAATTTTATCAAAACTATTGCTGAAGGACGTACTCCAAAGGAATTAACCCAGATTTCTTTACCGTATGCTCACGATGCGTTAGGTCGCAGTTTAAGTAAACAGGCTATCAGTTATCACTACGGAAAACTGTATAAGGCCTATGTTGATCGCTTTAATGCAGGTGAGGGCGATTCTAACTTCAACGAAGCTGGAGCATACTTACACAGCATATATTTTAGCCAATTTCGTCCACCTAAAGGTAGTAATAAACCAGACGGATCTATCTTGGTGTTTATAGAAAAGTATCATAAGACATGGGATACCTTTCAAGAAGCTTTTGAAAAGACTGCTATGGGCATACAAGGTAGCGGATGGGTCTATCTAGCGAAAGATGGCAAAATTAAAACAATCGTTAATCACGAAATCAAGGACGATATTGTATTGTTAATTGATTGGTGGGAACATGCCTGGGCACTTGACTATCAAGCCGATAAACAAAAATATTTGTCCAATCAATGGAAGATTATAGACTGGTCAACTATTAACAATAGAATATTTGATTTTAAACTTTAAAGAAGCTATAATAGTTAAATGCTAAAAATAAAAAATCTTAATATAAAATCAGCAGAACAAGAACTAATCAAAGATGTCAATCTAGAAGTCAAACCCGGAGAAGTACACGCTATCATAGGGCCAAGCGGCAGTGGCAAGAGTGCGCTAATGATGGGATTATGCGGATTGCCATTTGTAGATGTAGCATCAGGATCTATCACATATAAGTCAAAAAGCCTGTTAAAACAAACAGTCAGCGAAAGAAGCCTAAACGGTATCGCTTCAATATTTCAACATCCTGTAGAAATTCCTAACACAACCAATTGGGAACTGTTTTGTAATATACTTAAACACAGACAAGATCCTAGATCTCCTGCAGACTTAAAACCACTGTATGACGAAACAGCAGAGAATCTAGGGCTAAGTATTGCTCACGGATTTAAAGCAGTTGATAGTGACAGCATGACACACGCCGAAGCTATGCTCAACGAACTCTTAATATCTTTTTTACTTGATCCAAACTTATTGTTAGTAGACGACATAGACGAGAAATTAGAAGTTAACGACAAAACAAAAGTCGCATTAAATATAAAGAACTTCATTCACACCAAGCGAAGAGCGGGTATTATCTTTAGCAAAGATAAAAACGTGTTAAAGGACATAGAACCCACACACGTACATGTCATTGCAAATGGTCAGATAGTTCTCAGCGGTGGAATTGAAATACTAACAAGGATTGAAGAAGATGGGTATTCAGAGCTTCCTACAAGCAAATAAAGGCGATCCTGATTGGCTTTATAGCCCAGAAGAATATTTTGGCAAGCAGTTTAAACTCAGTGAACCAAACATGGTTGAACTGAAGGAGGGCCGAAAAGATAGTGTAGTATTACGTCACAATCCTACAGAAAAGGGCTTAATAGCCAAACATCTTAAAATAGATCTTAGAGATAACAGCCAACTCGATCTTACGATTTTAAACGAAACTACTCCAAAATTACAGCAAGTATGCTTATACGATATTCATATTAGAGAAGGTGCTACACTGAATCTAGGGGTATTTGTTAAGGGTGGCAAACTCAATAAACATATATTTCAAATAGAAATCGACGATGGTGCCAGTTTAAGCAATTACGGTTATATGAATAACAATGATTCGGGCGACACTGAAGTTGTTTTTAAAATATATCAAAAGGGCGCAGAATCATTATGTACACAGTTAATTGCCGGAGAGGCAGGGCCTAATAGTCAGACCGTGTATCAAGGCATGGTACATATCGACGAAGGGGCTGAGATGGCCGAAACTGGCATAGAAAACGTTAATATCATTACAGGTTCTAACGGAAAATGCTACAGCAAGCCAGAAATCGATAGCCATAACGAAACTACAAGAATGCGCTACGGTAGCCAAACTGCGTTCATAGATGATTCTATGTTGTTATACCTTAACAGCAAAGGGCTAACAGATGGTGTGGCGAGAAACCTTATTCTAGAGGGTTTTAAGAACACCGTATTCAATTTAATTCCCCAAGAAGATTTACAGCAAGAAGTGAGACAAATGTTTGATTTAGATTAGCCAACTGGCTGTTTATTGGTAAATACCCGTATAATACTATAAACCTGGAGTATGGAGTAAAATTACTCCAATAAATATAGGAACGTAGGGAAAAACATGCCATCAATTTCAACAGCCAGTCTAATTCAATCAATTAACTTAGGTGCCCAATCTAACGACGGAACGGGTGACGCAATACGTGATGCGTTTAATAAAGTCAATCAAAACTTTTCAACAATCGCAGGAGTTTTAGGTGTAGGTTCTGGATTATATTTTACCAAACTTATCGATACACCACACGTTTTATCACCAAATAAATTAATTGTAACTAACCCAACAGGGTTAACTCTCACCCAAGTTAGTTTAGTTGGTCGCAATGGTATACAACTAACACTAGATCAAACAGCTAAAACGCTGACTGTTGACTCAACTATTACCAACTTAGTTAGAGACCCAAATCCAATATTAGCAAATAACCTAAGCGGAAACTATGTTTATAGAGGTGTAAATTTCGTTGACCCAGTCGACGACCAAGACGTTGCAACAAAGAAGTGGATCTACGATAACTTCCTAAATCGTGACGGTAACTATGAATATATTTCCAACACCAATCCAATCACACATGCAAATGTAACTGCAACGATTGTTGAAGGTAGTACTATACGCCACAACATACAATTAACACCTAGCGGAGCGAATACCAGCACAAACACAGGCAAGACTATCACTGTGTTTACTGCGTCTGGAACTACTTCAACCGTAGACATTAGTCGAGGACAGTGGTTACCCAGCCATGTAACACGTAAAGATTATGTTGATACTAAAATTAGTTTACAAGGTACCAGCACAATTGATCCGTTCACTGGACAGATAAACACCGGCTTTGGTAAGATGACCGGCGGATTAGAATTATTCCGCAGTCCAGCAGAAAGCGACAGTCCATTAATTGCCGCAACAAAAGCATACGTTGACGAGAATAGTCCAATTAGTAAAATTAACTTTTATGTTAGTTTAGCTGGCAACGATGCACGTTATGATGTGCCATCATACAAGCGTGGTAGATCTTTAGCCTATGCGTTTAAATCTATCGGTAAGGCCGCGGCGGCCGCCATTGAATCTGAAGCAGTTAGTGAAATTAAATTAGGTCCATATCAGCGTTTCATTACTACTGATAACTATCAAACCAACGTACAAATTTCTAGTACGTCTACCAGTTTGATTCCTAATGCAATCAAACTTAATGTTACTTACAACGGTGGTCTAGGAACTGATCCGTTCAAAGAGCGAAGTATCCGCCCTGGTATGTTCTTACAAGGTGCCGATAGTAATGCAATGGCTAATATATTAAACATCAGCTTAGCCAGCAATAGTAACGTAGAAGAATACTACGAAGTACAATACGTCGATTACGCACAAACATTTACCAGCGCAATTACCGCAGACAAACTCAGCGGCGATGTTACTTTTACCTTGTTTAACTATAACATAGTTCCTATCCCAGATTTCTGGATCGGATACATATTCCAACTTGAGCAAAGTGTCGGCGGGCAATCTGGTAAGATTATTAAAGTAGGCACTACTTATGACCCTAACGGAAATGTATACGATACATTCACTGTTAGAATGGACAGCGACCTAACTAACCTTAACGCTATTTCTGGAACCAATTGGCACGTTTATTCTGGTTACTTTATTCAAGGCGAAAACTTACGATATGGTCAAAAGTATAACAAGTTAGAAATCAGCTTGATTGTTGAGTCGGGTGAATACAATGAGCAGTTCCCGATTCGTATGGCAGACAACGTGTCATTGCGTGGTGATGAATTCCGCCGTACTATTTTCAAACCAGCCTACGTAAACGGTACTGCTCGTGCAAGTATCAGTACATCACCTTGGGTTAATATTTGGTTCCGTAGAGATACACAAGTCGACGGCTTAATCACATGTGCAATTAGTACAGCAACAGACTACGCATCTACACTAACTCAAGTATCTGTGATTCCATCTAGCGTAACTAACGATGCTACTACCGGTGTAACTACATTTACTCTTAGCACCAGTAGCTCAGTTACTACACCAAAAAACTGGACTAACAAAGTATTTGCAAAATACAATCCAGATGGTAAGACTTACGCCGCTGTCGGAACTATTACCGCAGTCAACCAAAATACATTCTTTGTTAACTTAGCCGAGAACTATGACAACCAACGATCAATTGGTAGTACTGCTACCATTGCCAGCGGTGCGTGGCATGTGTTTGATCCTATTAACTTCGGTTATCATTATCTACGTGATCCTTCAAAACCAGCAAACTATATTGCAGGTCCAAACTCAGGCGGACACGTACATGCCTATAACATTATTCAAGGCAATATAGAATTCTTAAAATCTGAAATATTCGGTTATGTAAATCAAAAATATTCCGGACAGTTTGTACTTGATCCTGTTAAGTGTAAACGAGATATTGGAATCTTACTAAATGCGATCGCATACGATCTTAAGTTTGGTGATATTAATCAATCGATTAACGCCGCAGATTCTTTTGTCAGCGACCCTAGTATTCTTTCAACAAGCTATGGAGCCAAGCTACCATTAACAGTGGACATGGTTGGATATATCAATACTATTTTACAAAGAGTGTTGATCAACGTTGCACCAACAACAAAATACTCGGTTGCTGTGCAAACTACATTTAGTTACAGCGCAGAAAGTGTAGCACTCTTTACCATAGCTGATTTAACAGCGGCAATGCAGGCAATCATTAATAAAGATCCTAGCTTTAATCCTGCCAAGTATAATGACCAGTTAGACGTGTTCTTGATGAACGATGCGACCATCTTACGCTATTGCGGTGGTCAAGGTCACGGCGGTTTCATGAAAGTTCTTGACCCAGAAGGTCAAATTAAATCTAAGTCACCGTATACACAAACATGTTCTAGCTTCTCTAGATCAGTAGGTCACCACACATTCTCTGGTGGTATGTTAGTTGACGGATTCTGCGGTAACTTGCCATTAACTGTAACAACTCCAGGTCAGGCCGCACAAGCTGATACTCAAGGTAACTTAATCTTTATTCCTGTATCTGGTCTAGTACGTAAGCCACAGTTCCCATGTTTCTTTATCGACAACGGTATTAGCTACGAAGTAGATTATATGAATTCATATAATTCGCTTGCAGGTACTGCGGTACTGGCGTTGAACTCAAACAACCCCGGTGGTTTCCAAAGCGTATCTATACAGAATGCGGCCGCTGAATTCCAAGCCAGCAGAACTCAATCTAACCCAATCTATTGTACCTTTATTAACCCAGGTATTGCTGGAGCTATCAGTGCAAAAGGGTTTGTTACAACTGATGCAAACGGTGTAATAAACGGCTTCAACGTAACATTCCCAGGTAAAGGTTATGTTGGACAGCCAACTATCATTGTTGGTCAAGCTACGTTCAACTTTAGCATAGTCGGCGGTGTTATTAAATCAATGACCGTTAACAACGGCGGTAGTGGTTACACAACTGGCACAAAACTTACTATTTCATCACCAGGTGGTGGCGGTACACAAGCAACTGCAACTATTACAGGTGTTGACGGTAATGGTGCTATTACCAGTGTTAATTTGTCATATGGCGGTACTGGTTATAGTCTCAGTGTTACCCCAACTGTTACCTTTGGTCTACAATCATTTAGTGCTGTACTAAAAAATGGCTTTGTTGGTCCTCTGCCATTTAACATTGAACTTAATACTGCTGGTAACCGTTCTATGTTGGCTAACGACTATACACAGATTAACGACTTAGGTTATGGTGTATTTGCAACTAACGGTGGTTTGATAGAAAACGTTAGTATGTTCACATACTATAACTGGACTTCTTACTATGCTCTTAACGGCGCACAAGTTCGTAGTATTACTGGGTCAAGCTGTTACGGTTTCTACGGTCTAGTATCTGAAGGTTCAAATCCTTTAGAAATTCCTACACCAGTTACATTGCCTGATCAGCTAACACAAGTAGCAACAGTTTACAATCAAGCACCATATCAAAACGTTGCAGGTGGTGCGCAATTCTATGTGACTATCGATTCTACATACGGATATGCACCGTTCGCCGGAAGCGAAGTTGAAGTTAACCATTATGGTATTAGAAAGATCTATAACATACAAAATGCATCACAGGTAGTTAATAATGTGTATGTTCTTAGTATCGACACTACCGCTATTGGCGGCATTTACGCGGCAATCCCAGATGGCACACCAGTAACTATTCGATTACAAACACAATTTAGATTGTATGGTCTTAACGCATCTGCGGTTACACGCCCAAGTACAGTATTAACACTTAACGAAGAATCAACATATATCTATCGTATTTTGAATTATGTTAATCTAGGCAGTGACTATGTATTAGCAGAATCAGAGGAAGCATACGACTATATTAGCATTACTCCGTATACAATAAACAGTAACTTCCGTCAAGGTATTGGACGACCTAGTTTTATATCAACAGGTTCTGGCTACACAACTACCGCAAATTGGACTGCCACTGTTGTAACACCTACAACCAAGTCGGCAGTAGTTCTAGGAAACCAAGGTACTGCTCAAGTAGGTGTAACTCAACTTAGTATTGCGTCTGCCAGTGGTCCAATCCATCCTGGAATGACTATTACTGGTAACGGTGTATTGTCTGGACAACAGGTACTATGGGTAAGTGCAGATACTTCAGTTATTCAAACAACATTGGCACAACAATGGACAGCAAGTACTACACTAAGCTTCATCGGTAGTACTGCAACTGCTTACGCAGTATCCGATCAAGCATCTGGTTACATTACAAATCTAGTAATTACTGATCCAGGTGTAGGATACGACTCTGCTCCAGCTGTAACTATTTGGCCAAGTCCAGTCGGTGTATCGGGTAACGCAAGTGTAACAGTTTCATTGTCTGGTATGGTTGGTTCAAATGTTATTAAGACTTCTAATATCAAATCTTCAGATATTGCGAGAATTAACGCAGGCTTAACTGCGTCAACACCTTACTACTACCAATTCGGTTACGAAGGTCAGATGTATAAGATAACCAAATACGTTCCTGCAGGTACTCGTACGAAATATAACGATACCAGCGTAACAGGCGGTTCTTGGAATGAGATTGAAATTACTCCGATCCAATCTGGTGCTACTTCGATGACTAAGGAGCTTTGGTATTCTAGTACACAGCCATTGTATGCTGGTATAGAGAAAAACCAAGGTGGTGCTGTAACTATACAGATTTCAACAATGCGTGCCACAGGCCACGATATGTTGAACGTAGGTACTGGTGGATATGCAAGTTCTAAATATCCAAACGATCTATACGGTCCTCCAACATATCTACCTGACGCAGGTAAGATCACTAGAGAAGTTGGCAAAGGTCGTGTTTACTCAGTAACTACCGACCAAGACGGTAACTTCCGTGTTGGTAAGTACTTCTCCGTAGACCAAGGTCGTGGTACTGTAACAATCAATGCGCCAATCGCATTAAGCGGTATTAGCAAACTATCGTTTAAGAAGGGCGTCGAAGTTGACAACTTCTCAATCGACGAAACGATGGCAGGTAACAGTCCACGTACTGTTCCTACAGAATCTGCCATCGTAGGCTACGTTGGTCGTAGATTAGGTTTTGATACATCTGGTAATAAAACATCAGTGCTTGGCCCAGGTGCTATTGCAACCAACGGTGTGATACCAATGGCGGCTCCATTGAATATGGCCGGCAATAAAGTAACTAACGTAGGTACTCCGACAGGCGGAACTGATGCGGCAAACAAAGATTATGCCGACGACAAAATAAGCAAACGAGGAACTAACGAGTTATTTTACAAAGGTGGTCAAGGCGCAGGTGTAATGAGCGGTTCGTTGATATTAAACGGCGATCCTAAAGTTGTTACACATACATTATCATCCCAAGTTAACAGTGGCGATGGATTACTATACTTAGACAGCACCGCTGGTATCGTGCCTGGTATGCAGGTTACTTACGACCCAGGAGTTGGATCATTTGGCTTTATCGGTGGGACAACTGTTACTAACGTTAGCACAACATCAAACGTAGTTAATATTAGTCCAAATGCTATCGGAACTGTTGCTCCAAGTACTACGTTATATTTTGACAGCGTATATCAAGCGGCAAATAAACGTTATGTAGATAGTCAGTCTCAGATAGCGAAGATGCGTGATGTATCGTTAGTTAATTCAGCTGACGGTGACCTAATGATGTTTGGCAGTAATATTACTGCTTCTAGTTCAACAGTCACTCCATTATATAATTCTGCTAGACAAGTTGTTAACGTTGCTAACAGCAGTTCTGTAATTACTAATACTCCATTAACAAGAGGAGGTGGTAGCGACATTACAATTAGCCGTAATGGACGTTTCGCTACATTTAAATTAGTAGGTGGCCAAGGATCAACAAATCCAATTACCGATTATCATATTAATTCTGCGGCGGCTATTGCTCAGAGTAAATTATCATTGCAAGATGCAAAAGCAATATATAATACCGCACCTTTAAGTTTCAATCAGAGTTTATTAGGTGTTGCAACATTTAATAGCACTCAGTTTAGTGCAAGTAATGGTTGGGTAAGTATTAATCTTACCAGCAACCTAACTACGCAGAGTTTAATTCCATCACAGAATGGAACATACGATCTTGGTAGTACAGGTAATAAGTTTGGAAATGTTTACGCTAATACATTGTTTGGTTCCATTGACGCTGGACAAATTGGTGGCACACTAGGCATTGAAAACGGTGGAACAGCCGCAGGTACTGCCAGTGGTGCGTTAACTAATATTTTAGCAGGCGCTTCAAACCAACCTTCAGTTGGATTTGTATTGAAAGCCAGTGGTACTGGACAGTTCTATTGGGCACAAGAATTAGGCGGCGGATTACAAACTGGTACTAAGATTCTTACACAGCGTTTAGGAACTACAGTAGCATCAAACGGTCAAACAGTATTCACTGCGCCAACATACAGCATAGGTGCAGGTCAACTTCGCGTTTATGTTAACGGTGTTCGCCAAAGCGTAGATAGAAACGACTATACTGAAACAAGTACAACAACCTTTACGTTAGGTACTGGTTTAAACACAGGTGATTATGTTTTAGCTGAAGTTGATGGATACTATTTCTTCCAAGTTAATGCTAACGCAGTTGCATATACTGCCAGCTATCCATTAACTGCTAACAACGTACAAGATGCAATTGATCAGTTAAATGCCAACAAGTACGCAAAAACAGGCGGCACAATTACAGGTGATGTAACTATCGATACTGGTAAGGCATTATATCTAGCGGCCGGTACATCTACTAAGCCTGCCTTAAAATTGATTGCAGGTACAACGTTAACAGCTCCTCAAGTAGGTGCTATTGAATTTGACGGCACATATTTGTATTATACACAAACTGCTGGTACAACACGCATGGCAGTAGCAAGTCAAACTTATGTAAATGCGCAAGGTTTCTTGAAGTATGCTGACAATATTACAAGTGCTAATACATCAACATACTCAACATACGCTGTGTATGCACAAAAAGCAGATACATCTACCTACGCGGCTATCGCTCCATGGAATGGATTAACTGGTACACCTCCAAGCAACACTATATTTGCTAACGGTGCGGCCTACTTAACATCGTCAGGTACAATTGACAATGCTGTAACAGCCGGAACTGCTAATAATCTTAACAGCGCAAATAGCTACCAAGTTACTCGATTAGGTATTGGCCAAGCATTAGGTGCCGCCTACTTAACTATTGCGGCTGGTACTACTGTGCAGTCGGCTATTCAGTTGAACGTGGGCTCAACATTAACCAATGCCGTAGTGGGCGCAGTTGAATGGGACGGTAGTAACCTTTACTTAACCAGCCAAGGTCCGACACGACATACAGTCGCTTACCAAGACTGGGTTACTGCACAAGGATTCCAAACTGCATCAGGTAACGTACAACAGTCTAATTTAGCAACTACAGCTACATACGTTGTTAACGGTGTTTACACTACTGGTAGCTATCCAAACCCAGCGTGGATTACCAGCTACGATGTTTCCAAAGTTACAAATGGTGTATCATCTGCATTAACTTATAGCAATCCAACATTCATTAGTGCGTTAGATGCAGGTAAATTAACAAGCGGTACTATTCCAAGTGCTACATTAGGTAACAGTTCATTATATATCGGTAGTACTCAAGTAGCATTGAATCGTGCAAGTGCTAATTTAAGCCTAGCAGGAATTCCGTCTATCGCAATGCCCGGTTCAACAAGTGGAACTATCACTTTACAACCTGCGGCGGTTGCTGGCAGTAACACATTAACACTACCTGCACAAACAGGCTCGTTAGCAGTTACTGGAGATAGCTTCTATATTGGTAGCACACAGGTTGCTAATAATAGAGCAAGTGGCAATTTAGCATTAGCAGGTATTAGCAGTATTACATTGGCAGGTGCAACAAGCGGTAGTACAGTATTGCAACCTTCTGCAACTGCATCGGGTACATTAACATTACCGGCCGCAACTGGTACACTTGATCTAGTAGGTGCTACATTCTACATTGGTACTACCGCTATCACTAATAACCGTAGTAGTGCGGCGCAAGCGTTAACTGGAATTAACAGTATCGACGGTACTGCGGCCAACGTTGCTAATGCCTTAACATTTAAAAATGATGGAACAGGCGCAGTAGCCGATAGTACATACAACGGCGGAACTGCTAGAAATATATCTTATAACTCAATTGGGGCGGCACCAGTAGGACAAACATTCTACATCGGTACTACGCAAGTAGCAATCAACCGTGCAACTGGTTCTTTATCATTAACAGGAGTAAGTATCGACGGTAACGCCGGTACCGTTACAAACGGTGTTTACACAAACAGCACATTGTATATTGGTACTACTGCTATTACAATGAACCGTTCAAGTGGCGCACAATCATTGACGGGTATCAACATTGACGGTAGTGCAGGATCAGCAGGATCAGCAAGTTGGGCAACTAACATCCGTGTTAGCTCAACTGACTATGCAGGTGCTACAGCCGCAACAATAAACACAGTTGCATTACGTGATGGTTCAGGAAACTTAACAGCTAATACATTTAACGGTAACCTAAGCGGTAACGCTACATCAGCTAACTATGCTGACTTGGCAGAGAAATACACAACAGATGTTGAGTATGCTCCAGGTACAGTAGTAATGGTAGGTGGCAACGAAGAAGTTACTGCGGTAACAGGTCCAGATTGCTGGGTACTAGGTGTTATATCAACTAACCCTGCTCACTTGATGAATGCTGGTGCTAACGGACAACCGATAGCGTTGACAGGTCGTGTACCAGTTAAATTAAATGTTGCAGTTAAGAAAGGTGACCCGATTTACCCAGACGTAAACGGCGGCGCAACAAATGTAAGTAATGGACGTCATCCATTTGGCTTTGCATTAACAACTACCACTGAGCCAGGCTTAGTAGAGTGTGCTATCAAATAATTAGGAAAATATCATGGTAACAAAAGTAAGAAGCGATACGTTAGATAGCAGTCTAGTACTAGATGTTGTTTCAATCTCAATGAATAATCCGGGATCTATAACTGGATTACAGACGATTTCCGGCCTAACATCACTATCGGCCAGCGGAACCTGCACAGTAAATGGTACATACATATTAGGTAGTAATTCTTCATTCCAAGCCACGTATGCTGACTTGGCAGAAAAATATACCAGTGATGAATTTTACGAACCAGGAACTGTTGTAGTATTCGGTGGAAAGAAAGAAATTACGATTAGCACAGAAGCAGGTTGTAGAAATATTGCTGGAGTAATTTCAAGTTACCCGGCATACGTAATGAACACAGATTGCTACGGTCCAGAGGTGGCACTATTAGGACGAGTTCCTTGTCGTGTAGTAGGTACTATTAAAAAGGGAGACTTAATGGTTGCAAGTAGCATGCCAGGAGTTGCTACATCTAGTGATGATCCAAAGGTCGGATCTGTTATTGGCAAAGCCCTTGAAAATTATGACAGTGAATTCCCTGGCATGATCGAGGTTGTTGTAGGAAGAGTTTAATGTCATCTCCACCAAAATGGATCACTCCTGCTGGAAGTATCGGTACGTATGTACAGTCTCAAGAAGCATCATTTGTACTAGAAGCAGTTGGGGCGTCCGACTTTGATCTTATATCCGGAACACCTCCAGGATTTTTTAACTTTCATATTACTACAGGTACTTCATTAACAGAGGTTACTTCTTTAGAAATTCGTGGTACTCCGTACACCTTTAATGAAAACATTTCATCAACCATAGTATTACGTGCATCAAATATATATGGCGTTACAGATCGTACATTTATTTTAAATGTTACAGGTCCTGTTGCTCCTACATGGGTTACTCCAGAAGGATATTTGGAAGTTGGTCCAAAAGCAGAACCATACTGCCTTAATAAAAATCGTGTAGATATTTTATTACGTGCAGAAACAAATAAACTTCCACAAGGTAAAGAGTTAACATATTACATTGCAGAAGGCGACGGAACATTGCCGCCAGGACTAAGATTAAATGGAAAGACAGGTCTAATTAACGGATATGTAAATGATAACCTAACTCTAGACTTCAATGCCAGCAAAATTGGCGGATATGATGCAGAATCGTATGACGCATATCCTTATGATCACGTAGTATTTTTTAATAAGAACCCTGACGGAGTTCCTACGTCAATTAGTAAAATTTATCCTTTCTATGTTACTGTAACAGATGGCGTTTCTAGTTCTAGACAAAAATTTAAAATTCGAGTTGAGGATCCTAATGCGTTCCGTGCAGACACAACACAGATTGATGTCGACACCACTGACTTTTTAGCAGACATCGGTTATCTTCAAACACCAGTATGGGTGGCGGCTGACAACAGCTTATTACCTAATCCTGCTAACCTCGGCACTATTCGAGCAAATAATAATCATGGAATAGACTTAACAGTATTCGATCCTTATCCTTTTGTTGGTCCAATAACATTTGATTGGGAGTTAATTCGAGTTAATCCAGAAGTTAGAGTGTTAACTGATAGTCAGAATAATGCAATTTATCTGCCAACTAGAAATTTAGCTGTACAGAATCAAATATATCTCAGTAAAACTATCGGCGTTCCGTTAGTCGGGATGCAAGTACAACTGGCTCCTTATGTTACTGTAGCAGATAACTTTGTGTATAATATAACACAAGTTGAAAAGTTCGGTGACTACGGTTATATTCTAACTCTTGACACACCTTTAAAATTTGATATTCCAGACAAGACCAATCTGTATATAGGATCAGCCAGTGTGCATCCAACCGGGTTAGATCTAGATCCGGAAACAGGATTGCTGTACGGCAGAATCCCTTATCAACCTGCATATAGTCAGACATATAGATTTACTGTTAGAATCACAAAAAGTGATTATGATACTAACGATAGTGTTTCCGACAATCAAATCTTTAACATAACAGTCAAAGGCGATGTTGAGAATCCTATTATATGGGTAACTGATACAGACTTAGGATATATTCTTCCTGGCTACGTTAGTGATCTAAGCGTTACCGCCAAACATGCAACTGTCGGTCTTGACATTGTGTATAGCCTTACTGGCGGATCTTTGCCTCCTGGTCTAAGTTTAACCAATCAAGGAAATATTACAGGTTCCATTCCCTACAACATCCAGACTAACTTTGATGCAACAGCGTTAGGCTTTGGAGCAACTTCATTTGATTTAGGTCGTACAACATTTGATAAACAATATCATTTCAATATTACTGCTCGAGACAGCTATCTATTGTCAGCAGTATCTAAAGACTTTACGATTGAAATTGAAGAAACATCAATTACTCCATACACAAATATTTTCGTAAGTCCGTTACTGACTCCAGATCAAAGATCTTATGTTAAGTCATTAGTTAGCGATCCTGTAGTTTTTGACAGAAGTTTATTATACAAATCTGATGATCCTAATTTTGGTGTACAGAATAAAGTTAAGATGACTATCGAATATGGTGTCCAACAGATTGATATAGATGCATACACTCCTGCGCTAACCAATTACTTTCAAAGAAAGCGTTACTACTTTGGAGATCTAAAAACTGCACAAGCAGTTGATGATACCGGAACTGTATTATATGATGTAATCTATGTAGACATTATTGATGATCAGATGGACGGCAACAAAATTAGTGTCAGTCCTAGTTTTACTCAAATTGTTAATGGTTCTATTGTAACTTATTATCCAGATAGTATCATTAACGAACAAGGCGCACTGGCATTAATATCTCCTACCCAAGGACAATTGATCAGTGTAGATGGACAGCTACGACCAAAGTTCATGCAAACATTACAGCAAGCAACTGGAACTCCTTTAGGATTCATTAAAGCATTTATTTTATGCTATACTATTCCTAATAGATCAAGTGATATTATTACAAACATTAAAAATAAAGGGTTTGACTTTAAAAATATCGACTTTGATATCGATCGCATCACTGTTGAAAATGCTATTTCTGCAAGAACTACCGCAGTAACCGTTTCGCCCACTGACGATTATCCTAATATAATAACACTATCTGAAATCAGCGGTTTGTTGCCAGGGATGCAATGTTTATTTAGAGGAGTTGAACAAGGTACTGTAATTACTTACGTTGATGTTCCAAACTCGCAAATTACTATAAGCAACCCCATTCAGCTTAGAATACCGTTTGGTTCCGTATTGAACTTCAATTTAGGAGTTAAACAGCTGGTATTTGGACTAACTGCGGCCCAGGGTGGTGGTGTAAGTACATCATTCTACCTAGATACAGAAAGCTATAATGCGGCAACAGATCCAAATCCAGATAATGCGCTATTTGCAGATACAGATATCGATACGGAAGATGGCAGTCCATTATCAATATAAATATAAAACTACTGAGGAATTAACATGGCAAGACAGAATACAGTAACCAATTGGTCAAACAGCATTAGTACTGTTTATCCCGTCGCAGGTCAGGATAACGATACGCAAGGATTTAGAGACAATTTTACCAATATTAAAAATGCGTTCACTAATGCATCAAAGCAATTTAGCGATATTAATAGTAATGGAGTGTTTGTTGATCAAACAAATGATCTCGGCGGAAATATTTTACAAAATGCCACATTACAATCATCTGGTCAATTAGTATTAGATAACACGTTAGTTCCAGTAGGAGGTTCGCAGACTGTAGATTTTACAGAAGGCAATTATCAAAAGTGGGCGTTGAATTCGTCAACTAACTTTACTGTTATCAATTGGCCAGCTTCTAAAATCTATGCTTCAGTGAAGCTAGAATTACATAACACTTCTGCAACTAACATTACAGTTAGTGTTTTAACAGGAACAAACACATTGCTATTAGATGCAATGACCAGTACAGCGTTTCCTGCAACATTGAATACTACTACTACATACATTTATGAAGTTGCTACTACTAACGGTGGAGTGACACAGTTAGCAAAACTATCAGGTAGATACAACTAATGTTCAACCCGTTATTGCCAAACCTTGGTGAGATTAAAGAAAACGATTTGGAGAATAAAATATCCGAGTTGACTAGAAAATATTTCATGGCATTGCGCACTAACGGGTATCTAGCAGAGCAAGTGTTGGTAAGTTTAGAAGCATACAAAGCCGAACTACGTCAACGACAAATTGCTTCTCAAAAATCCTTAATGGAAAAATCAAACAAAGATCTAGACGATCTTATCAAAGTAGATTGACATTAACACCTAGGTGTGTTATACTGTCACTATGAAACTCTCTAAATACGGTCAAGTGATATTAAACGCAGAGGATGTCTTTAACGGCATGTACTCTGGTAAAATCAAGTCGCTTGAAGATATTTTCTTAGACAGTCCAGAAGAATGTAAGAAATTCAATGAAAGTGTAAGGAAAAATCACGACCATATAGGAGTTTGTAAGGTTTTCTTAGAAAATGATATTACACAATCCGAGTTTGATGCTGTGAATCAAGAACAATGGTTTATGCCCGAAGAGTATAAACTATACGATATAGTAGACTATTTGTATAGCCAGTGTCGTACATTAGAGCAAAAAGAAAGAGTAACTGAAGAACTTAAATTATTTGCTCAACATAATTTTATCATGGTTCTAAAATATCTTAAATACTTGGTAGATACTATGCGTAAAAACAATATTGTTTGGGGCGTAGGACGTGGCAGTTCTGTAGCCAGCTATTGTCTATACCTTATTGGGGTACATAAAGTAGACAGTATCAAATACGAGCTAGATATACATGAATTTTTAAAATAGGAGAATCTCATGCCAAAATATAGATCAATGCAAGGTAAAGAAATAGACATGGACAAGTTGATCCAAGTTAACGAAACTGTACCTGCTGTAGGGAATGTACGTATGAACGCACGGGGTGATGAATTAGGTCCGGGCGGGAAAGTAGTAAAAACACGTGAAGATATAGTTTCACAATATTATCAAGATACGAAAGGTCAAGATGGGGATCTATGATAAATCGGGTTCGATTACAAAAGTAAGCGGAACCTTCCGAGCCTTGCATGACAAGGTGTTTGTAACTGATATGGAATTCGGAGAAGAAGTTACTAAAAGCGGTATCGTGTTGCAAAGCGATAACGGTAAGAGTGAAGGTGTTCGTCCTCGCTGGGGTCGAGTATGGGCCGTCGGGCCTGAACAGAAAGATGTCAAAGTCGGTGAATGGGTTCTAGTTGAACACAGCCGTTGGACACGTACTATTCATTACGAAGAGCCAGACGGAAGTGTTGTAGAAATTCGCATGGTCGAACTAGATTCAATGATCTTATCAGCAGACGAAAAACCAGACGATAGCGTTGATCGTAGAACAGCAATCGGTGCTGGTTCAAATGTTAACTTTAATATTCCAGGATAAATTATGGATCAGTACAAACATCAGGACGAAGACTATAAAGTTGAACAGGTAAAAGATACAATTACACCTGCGCAACTTGAAGAGCAGTTAAACAAACTAACTGCTATGGTCGCTCATCTAACTAAAAAGGTTGAATTTTTAGAAAGACAAGATCAGCGCAGTCGTTCTAGTTTCGAACAAATCCAATCGCGTATCGCCGCAAGAAAATAAAAATAGGGCTTGACACAGCCCTATTCTTCCCTGTATAATTAGGGATATGATATTCAATAAAATAAAACAACTAAAAGAAGAAGGCAAAACAATTGGCATTACATTTAGCCAATTTGACATGTTACATGCAGGACACATTGCCATGCTGTCCGAGGTTAAAAATCACTGCGACTATCTAATTGCAGGGTTACAAAATAACGCACAATGGGACCGTCCGGAAAAGAACGCACCTATCCAAAGTATTGTTGAAAGACAAATCCAATTAAGTGCAGTTCGTTATGTTGACGAAATCGTTGTTTACAATACAGAAAAAGACCTAGAAGACATATTGCTAACATTACCAATTGATGTTAGAATATTAGGTGTAGAGTATAAAGAAAAAGAATTTACTGGCAAGGATATTTGTGCCAAACGTGGTATTCAAATAATCTATAACGGACGAGACCATAGTTTTAGTTCAAGCAGTCTACGTAAACGTGTAGTACAAGCGGAGAAAGAAAAGAATGGAAAAATGTAATGCATGTGGTATTGAAATAACAGAAGATTCCGTACAGGTTTGTACATGGCGTCAAGGTCGGTGTCCCCATCAACCTGCACTAATCGACAGCGTACTTTCAGATCCATATAAGACTAGATTTTATAATCTAATACAATCTATCAAGAATTTTTTTACAAAGGATGACTGCAACTGCGGTCATAAACATTAATGACATCAGATGCAAAATTACAACAGTTATACGATAACTTTTTAGAATTCACAGATCACATGGTCGGACAATACGGTCCTTATGAGGTAGCCGGTGTTATGCTGGCCCAGGCATTAAGTATCTATAAGTCAAGTATGAATGAAACAGAATTTGACATGATGGTTGATACTATCAGCGCAAGCCGCAGTAAAGTTCAAACATTTGAAAGGACAGTACTACAATGAGTAAAGGAAGTAGACCAAGACCACTAAAGGTACCTAAGGAACAATTCGATAATAACTTTGAAGGAATCTTTGGAAAGAGAGTACCTACTTATTTGAAGAAAATGATTCCAGACGAGCCTGTAATTAAACAAGAAACCAAAGAAGAACCTAAGGATAAAGAATGAAAGAATTATGGGTAGAGAAATATCGTCCTAAGACTGTAGCAGACTATGTGTTTAGAGATGACAACCAGCGCAATCAAGTCTTAACTTGGATCAAAGAAAAATCTATTCCGCATCTAATCTTAAGCGGAAGCCCGGGTATTGGTAAGACTACCCTAGCAAAGGTTTTGCTTAACGAAATCGGTGTAGAGGAATATGACATCCTACAGATTAACGCCAGTCGCGATAACGGTGTAGAATACCTGCGTGATACTATTGTTACGTTTGTAAGCATGATTCCGTTCGGTCCATTTAAGGTTGTGTTGTTAGACGAAGCTGATTACTTGACACATAATGCGCAGGCGGTGTTGCGAGGCGTTATGGAAGAATTCCATGATACTGCAAGATTTATTCTTACATGCAATCTTAAGAGCAAGATCATGCCTGCATTGTTTAGTCGCTCGCAAGGATTTGATATGGTCAAGACAGATCAAACTGAATTTACTGCTCGTGTAGCAACTATCCTTGTCGAAGAGAATGTAGAATTTGATCTAGATACATTAGATACTATTGTAAAAGCAACTTACCCAGACTTACGTAAGTGTATTAACCTAGCACAACAAAGTATTGTTGACAATAAGTTAGTACTACCAGGAGTAGGCGATGCCGGGCAAGCAGACTATAAAGTAGAAATGGTTAATCTGTTTAAAGCAGGTGATATCCAAGGTGCCCGAAAACTGTTATGCGGAACTGTGCGTCCAGAAGAGATGGAAGAAGTTTATACTTGGATGTATCAAAACTTAGACTTGTTTGGCAAAGATGACGATCAGAAAGACTCAGCATTGTTTATCATCAAGCAAGGATTATGCGATCATGCTATCATCGCCGATCCGGAAATTAATCTAGCAACTGTACTTGCCAAACTAGGCAGATTACAGAAGCAATAAAAAACCGCGCTATCCGGATTTGCAGGTCTGGGTGAATGCGCGGTTTCTCTTGAATTGATTTAGAGTTTAATCAGTATCCAGCTCCTTGTATATAGATAAAACTTCGCGAACGACCGGGTGGCGTTCGATATCCTTTGTTTGAAACTTGGCCATGGCAATCATTCGGCAGTCACCTCCTTCATCGAATAATGTGCAGAATTCCAACAAACCGTTTTCACGGGGTCGGTCAGCCTGATTCAAATCTCCAGTCACAACCATTCGGCTACCTTCACCTAACCGTGTAAGTAGCATCTTCATTTGTGATGGCGTTGCGTTTTGCATTTCGTCGGCAACAATCATAGCGTGTTTAAATGTACGACCACGCATATATGCCAACGGACTAATTTCAATTACACCTTCTTCTAGCATTTCTGCAATTTGTTTAGTGTGATAATATTCTTGAAATACGTCCATAATGGGCTTTGTCCAGGGCTCCATTTTTTGATTTAACGTACCTGGGAGGAAGCCATGTTCCTCGTCTACACTTACAGCTGGCCTTGTAATGATTATGCGCTCAATCACCCCCTCTTTTAATTGTTTAATGGCCCACTGAACACCCAACATAGTTTTACCCGTACCGGCTGGGCCGATAGCGAATACAATATGTTTTTTGGGATTCTTTAGAAGTTCTAAGTATACCTCCTGCGAAGTGTTTCGCGGAACTATATGAACCTGCTGTTTCTTTTTGAAATAAGTGTTTATTTCTACTACATTTTGACTGTCGTTATAACGTGAACCCTGTTGTGGATTACGTCTTTTTGCGCTGTTTCTAGACAAATCTAACCTCCATTAGTTAGGAGACCTGCAAAGATATTTACGACAATTTTAAAAAACAGGGTTCAAATAGGGTTTTTTTGGATAGACGAATCTTAGCATAAATATTCAAGTTATCAGGAACTCACATGCACGATATAGTAGACATTGTTAAAAACATACAAACATTAGCGGCAGACGATTCATCATTTAAAATACTCAAAGACTATGAGCGTGTTTTAGATGATCTAGATCTGTACGTATTTAAAAACTGGGAAGATGGCGAGTTACTTGCAGGCCCTAACGTCAGCCGATATTTTGTTAGCTGTAAATTCATGTGGCCAGAAAATGATATGCCAGATCCAGAAGGTGCAGAACGTCTACTAGAATATGGTTGTAAGGTCACATTCCAAAAGAACAAAATTCTAGTTCCACGTAAAGTACGCAAGCCAAGCGACTTCCGCCCTGGTACAAAGAAAGGTAAGATTGATCCACATCCTATTTGGGTCGTAGAGATTACTATTCCTAAGAAATTAATGCAGGATATCTTTACAGGTAAAGAATTACAAGATAATATTCAATATGCAGAAGCAATGCAACGAGCAGAAGCAAGTAATATCGAACCAACAGAAGCGGCACAAGAAGCTATGCCAAATCAAATAGACAGTACGGAGCAAACAGATGTCCCAGCAACCCCACAATAAACTGTTTGAAGGTCTTAGAGAAGGGGACCTAAAAGGCTGTGTAGACAGTATCTTTACCGTAGATCAATATACAAGCAAGATGGGCAACGATCGTGATTGTGCTGTATTACGTTTTAGAGTTAACGATAAATTCCCTGCGATCGATATGATGGAATTCCTTGAGCGTGGCTACGGATTTATTCTCGATTCTGATATTAGCTCAGGTGAGGAACGTGATAGCAAATATAGTGTGTTTGTTGAAATGGAACGCACTAAAAAATTACCGAGCCAAATTAGAACTATTTTAGACGGTCTATCTAAACTCACAGGCAATGAAGAATGGAAGTTTAGATTCTACAAAGATTCTATGAGCCGTGACTTTACTGAAGAAGGAATTACAGAAAGTGTTCCATTAACTCCAGAAGAGTACGATATGAAATTAAACGAAAACAAAAATCAAGAAGTTAACGAATTTTTTAGCGAAGGTGGAGTTGAAGTTTCAATAGATGAAGGAATGACTCTTACTTTTAAAAAGCCATTCTTTGAAAATTTAAAATTAGAATTAGAATGCATTGGTCAGTACGATAATATTATGCAGGACCTTAAAGGACCTTATCAGATCGACGAAACATCAACGTCGGAAATATTTTATCTTACCAAATATTTAGGTAACTATGATATTAACAAAATAGGTGGCAAGTTTGTTATTAGAAAAAATAACCAAGCCGCTCTTGTAAATTTTAATAAAGGATAAACATGTCAGATTTTACATTCGATTTTACAGTAGACAAATTAGCTCAGATACTTCCAGGTAACCCCTATCTAGATCACTGGCATGAAGCATTGTGCAAAATTTTGCCAGACTACGACATCGATACCCCTGAGCGTGTAGCGGCTTTTTTAGCACAAACAGCACACGAGTCAGGTGGCTATAAAGCACTAAAAGAAAATTTAAACTATCGTGCAGAGACACTATGCAAGGTATGGCCAAGACTATTTCCTAATATGGATATAGCGAACCAGTATGCACACAAACCAGAAGCTATTGCTAATCGTGCATACGGCGGGCGTATGGGCAACGGTCCCGAGGAATCAGGAGACGGTTATCGCTATTGCGGAAGAGGATTAATACAATTGACTGGTAAGCAAAACTATACCAAGTTTGCCGAAAGCATTGATACACCATTAGAAGAAATTCCAGACTTTCTAGCTACATTTGAAGGTGCTATTCAATCAGCTTGCTGGTTCTGGGAAACTAATAACCTAAACCAATACGCAGACAGCGGCGACATTCTTACTATGACTAAGAAGATCAACGGCGGAACACTAGGCCTTGCAGATCGCCAACAGCATTACCAACACGCTATTCACGTCCTACAAGGATAAGCCATGAGCCAAATTGCTTGGATGTTCAGTTTAATACCTGATGCCGTTCTAAACTGGGTCTACTGGTTTATTATCGCATTAGGCATCTCAGGTATAGCGGCTGGTTGGTTAGGTCGCTGGATTCCGTTATACGGAAAATACGTAGGATTTCTAAAACCAGCTGGCGTTGCTGTGTTAGTTTTAGGAGTTTGGCTACGTGGCGGTTACGATACAGAAATGGCATGGAGAGCTAAGGTAGAAGAAGCACAGGCTAAAGTTGCGGCCGCCGAAGTTAAATCCAAAGAAACTAATGTAGTTGTAAAAAAAGTATATGTTGATCGTGTAAAGAAAGTTAAAGAATTACAGATCGTCTATCAAGATCGTATTAAAGAAATCGAAAAGCGGATCGACGCAGAATGTAAGGTTGCTCCAGAAGCAATCAGTATCTTAAACGATGCCGCGAAACTCCGCAAAGGAACTGTTACTATTGAGGAGGTTAAGAAATGAAACGTTTATTAGTTTTATTTTCTGTATTATTGCTAACAGCATGTGCTACCTCAGTACCAGTAACAATGAACTTTCCACAAGTACCCGAAGAGTTGAAAGTTGCATGTCCCGATTTAAAAGAAACTGATCCAAATACTACAAAACTTAGCGAAGTTGTATCAGTAGTTGTTGATAATTATGGACAATATCAAGAATGTCGAATTAAAGTCGATGCTTGGATACAATGGTACGATAGTCAAAAGAAAATATTTGAGAGCATCAAATGAAAAAAATAATCCTACTTGCAGTAATTAGTTTGTTGCAAGGGTGTGCATTGTATGATGCGTACTTCATGGCACGATTTGACAACAACGAATATTTACTAATCAATAAAATTAGAACTGAAGCAAACTTAGGAGCGGCCAAATGCGGCAAGCCCGAAGTAATTGAAGAAGTTGATCGTGTGTGGAGAACTGCTGTAGAGTTTAAAAATTATACACAGAGTATTCCCCACAACGAAGAAGCTACAAAGATGGGTAGCGAGTTAGCTGAAATTGTTAAAGGGTTAAGTGATCGATATCACGGAAAAGAACCTGTTAGCATGATGTATTGCACTACTAAATTTAGCAGTATTGAGCGCAACGCTGTTAATATACAAAACGTTATAGGGAAGAAACCAAGATGAGCGTAGAAATTAATCAAGCATTAGAAGCTATTTTTAATACCGGCGATCCTAATATGCAGGATCTTGCTAACCGTGCTCTAGCACTAAAGCAAGCACTAGAACAAGGTCAAATTAGTGCGGGTGAATATAAAGAAATGATCACTGATTTGTATCACGAAAAGAATATTAACGAAGCTGTACAAGATCTAGCACTAAAAGAACACATAAATTCAGCAATGAACGCCCTGATAAATCTAGCATCATTGTATTAAATAAGAGTATAGTAAGGAGCGAACGATGGCACTAATCGATTCAGTATTAAATTTAGTAAACAAAACACCAAAAGATCCGGATGCGCCTAAGCCGCCGGTTGGATCAAGATCAGAGCGCGAAGCAAAGATCAAAGATAAAGCAGGTATGGTTATCAACATATTTGCTTTATGTCTAGCAGTCAACGCATGGTATGGCGGCAAGTTGTCTAGCACAGTATTAAACAATACTATCAAGGCTAACGACACTTATAGCTTCTATCAAGCTAAATCAATTAAGCAAAGTCTAGCAGAACAAAACTTGTACGAAGCACAACACAATGGTGATAAAGCTCGTGCCGCCGAGATGGCCGCAAAGATCGATCGTTATGAAAACGAGCCTAAAGAAGGTAAGAAGGATTTAATGATTAAAGCCAAAGCATTAGAAGCAGAAAGAGATGATGCTAAGATGCGTAGCCCATGGATTGGATATGCGAGTACAGCATATCAATTAGCAATCGTTTTACTATCCGCAAGTATCCTTGCTGTTAGTATGCCTTTGTTCTGGGGTAGCTTTGTAGTAGCAGGTATTGGTTTAGTATTGAGCCTGCAAGGAGCTTTACTATGGTTCTAAATAACACTGATGATTGCCCTATCTGCGGGCATAAACATCCTAAACAATAAATTGGAGCATTTATGACAGATCAAGTATTAAGCGAAAGCGAAAAGAAAAAAGAAGATTGGATGAACAGTAAATGGCGTCCAATGATGGGTTGGATGTATATGTTAATCTGTACAATGGATATGGTTGTATTTCCAATTCTATGGAGTTTATTACAAGCTGTAACTCATACTGCAATTACACAATGGAATCCACTGACACTACAGGGCGCCGGTCTATTCCATATCGCCATGGGTGCAGTTCTTGGTATTGCGGCATTTGGTCGTACACAAGAAAAACTAAACGGAGCAAACAATGGCGGAGCAAACGTACCATCAAGCAACTTTACAGCACCTAGCGCACCTGCGCCAAGCTTCGGTGCCGCACCTGGGGGCTTCAGTTCTCCAGCACCAGCACCAGCCCCAAGTAGCTTTGGCGGAGGCGGGTTTGGAAGCACACCTCCAGCACCAGCGCCAAGTTTCGGAGGCGGATTTAATTCATCGCCAGCAGTAAACGCCAAAGGCCAAAAAGTTGTTCCACAAGACGACTTTCCACCACTATAAGGAAATTTAAAATGAAAAAATTATTAGCATTATTATTAGTAGCAGTATTTGCCTCAACAGCAATGGCCGCTGAGCCAGTCAAGAAGGCCCCAGCTAAGAAAGAAGCCCCAGCTAAGAAAGAAGTCAAAAAACATAAAAAGTTTGATGGTGAAAAAGTTCCAGAAAAGGCACCGGCACCAGCAAAGAAAAAGTAATTCTTTATTTGACACAAGCAAGGCTTCGAGTGTATAATTACACTATGAACCTTGCTTTTTTATTTCCGAAATGAACTATTACGATACCCTAGGCGTCAGTAAAGGCGCAACAGCAGATGAAATCAAAAAGGCCTATAGAAGCCTTGCAATGAAGCACCACCCCGATCGTGGAGGTGATACTGCCAAATTCAAAGAAATCCAAGAAGCTTATGATACACTAAGCGATGATCAAAAACGTAGCAGTTACGATCAACCACAACAAGCATACCATCAACATAATTCCGGATTTGGATTTCCGCCAGGATTTGATGCATTCTTTGGTCACAGTCAATTTAGTGACTTATTTAGACCGCATAGATCTCGAAATAGAGATTTGAATTTTGCCACTCGCATTTCTTTAGAAGATGCATTTTATGGCAAAGAAATGGTTTTTAGTTTTATTAAAGCAAATGGTCAGGAAAAAATCGTTAACGTAAAAATTCCAGCAGGTATACATAGCGGAATGACTTTACGATTAAGTGGTATGGGAGATGATACACTTAGCGGACTGCCAGCAGGCGATGTGTTAATTACTGTTGAAGTTATGAATCATCATGAGTTCGTTAGACAAGGCGATGACTTAATTAAAGAAATTGATTTAAATTGCTTTGATGCGATGTTAGGGTCTCAAATAAACATTACTACTATCGATGGCAAGACTTTAACTGGAAATGTTCCAGCTGGTACACAACACGATGCAATCATGGCCATCGCAGATCACGGAATGCCAAATGTTAACAATAATGGTAGCAGAGGCCGACTACTTTTGCAATTAAAAATCAAAATCCCGACTATTAGCGAACAACAAAAAGAAGCTATACGAAAGATTATAAAGTAATGATACTACAAATTATTAAATTTCCAAATCCAATTCTAAGAACCAGGATGCCTGAGTTTGATTTCAAGAATCCCCTTATCGATCCAAAAGAATTAGAAACAAATTTAATCGAAACAATGTTTGCCAACGGGGGAATCGGACTTGCGGCAAATCAAGCAGGGATAGAAACCAGAGCGTTTGCTATGGGCGATCCACGTGTCCCAGAAAATGCCACTGTGTTTTTTAATCCAATCGTAACAGCTAATACAAAAGACATAGACGATTTGGAGGAAGGGTGCTTGAGTTTTCCCGGAATTTATGTTAATATTAAAAGACCTAAAGCTATCAAAGTCAGTTGGCAAAATAGCAGTGGGGAACCTATGGAAGGTGAGTTTGACGGTTACATGTGCAAGGTATTTTTACATGAGTTAGATCACCTCGAAGGGGTTGTGTTTTCAGATCGTGTCAGCCAATTAAAATGGGCAATGGCACTAAAAAAATTAAAATCAAATAGAAGGAAATTTAATGCTTGAACCTAATCAAGACCTGGAACGTATTTTTGAACGTGCAGTTCATCTTGCGATGAGTCATAAACACGAGTACATAACCCTAGAACATTTCCTATACGGCTTGTTGTTAGATGAAAAGTTTGATAAAAAATTATCAGACTTTGGTACAGATACCAGTCAGCTAAAAACTGATATCACAGAATATGTAACGAATGAATTATCTTCTATCATCCTAGAAGACGGCCAAAAGCCTAAAAAGACACATAGTATGGAACGTATGCTCAATAGAGCATTTACCCAAGTGCTGTTTGGCGGAAGAAGTACTATCGAACCAATGGACTGCTTTTTGAGTATGTTCTCAGAAAAGAAAAGCTATGCCGCTTATGTGATACGCAAAGCCAAAGTTGATAAAGATAAGTTCATTGAATATCTCAACAACGAAGCTGAAGAAGCTGAGATTGTAGAAGGTAAAGAAGTTGCCAGCCCACAGCTAGAAAAGATGTTAGCACAATATTGTGTTAATCTTAGCAAAAAAGCCAAAGAGAAAAAGATCGATCCAGTTATTGGTCGTGAAAAAGAAATTGAAGAAATTCAACTTATTCTTGCTCGCCGTACTAAGTCTAACGTAATGATGATCGGTGATCCAGGTGTAGGTAAGACTGCTATTGCCGAAGGACTTGCTAATAAAATCTTAGCGGGTACAGTACCTAAGTATATTAAAGACCACATTGTTTACAGCCTAGATATCAGTGCTATGCTTGCCGGTAGTAAGTATCGCGGTGACTTTGAGGAACGTCTAAAGATGGTTATCAATGCACTTGAAAAGAAAAAGAACTGTATCTTGTTTATTGACGAAGCACACATGATGAATGGTGCCGGTGCAGTAAGCGGCGGCTCTAACGACATGGCTAATATGTTAAAGCCAGCATTAGGTAAAGGTACACTTAAAGTTATTGCTTCAACTACCTGGGAAGAATTCCGTAAACACTTTGAAAAGGATCGTGCTTTGATGCGTCGATTCCAGCGTGTTACAGTTGATGAGCCTACAGAAGCAGTAGCAATTAAGATCCTTAAAGGACTTAAGAAGTACTACGAGAAACATCACAATGTTAAGATCACTAATCAAGCTATTATTGATTCAGTAAAATATTCTAACAAATATATCAGTGATCGTAAGTTGCCAGATAAGGCAATTGACTTGATCGACTGTGCGTGTGCCCGTTTTAAAGTACGCGACGAAGAAGGCGGTATTGTTGACCATGACGAAATCGTATTTGAAGTAAGCAAAATTACAAACTTGCCTCTTGAACAAGTATCTAGTAAAGAAAATAAAAATCTTAAAGAACTTGACAAGAATATGCGTAACAAAGTATTTGGTCAAGAAAAAGCTATCGATATCTTACTTGATAAAATTTATATTAGTCAGGCAGGGCTTAAAGCAATTAATAAACCTGTTGGTAGTTTCTTGTTTGTTGGTCCCACAGGTTGTGGTAAAACAGAAACTGCTAAGGTATTAGCAGAACAAATGGGTGTGCAAATGGTTCGCTTTGATATGAGCGAATATCAAGAGCAACATTCTGTAGCTAAATTGATTGGTGCACCTCCGGGCTATGTTGGCTTCGAAGATAACGCTGGTCAACTGATTACCAAACTACAAGAATATCCAAACTGTATCTTGTTACTTGACGAAATTGAAAAAGCTCATCCAAGCGTTAGCAATATCTTGTTACAACTAATGGATAACGGATTTGTTACAGGTAGTAATGGTAAGAAAGCGGATGCACGTCAAGCTATTGTAATTCTAACAAGTAACTTGGGTGCAAGCGATGCCGAAAAGAATGGCATTGGCTTTGGCAAGATGGAGAAGGACTACGACAACAAAGACGCTGTTAATAGATTCTTTGCTCCTGAATTCCGTAACCGCCTAGATGGCATTATTCAGTTCAACAAACTAAGTCACGAAACTATGATTAAGATTGTTAAGAAGTTTATTGACGAGCTTAATGCATTGGTTAAAGACAAAAACATTCACGTTAAGCCAGACACAAGTGCATTGGAGTACTTGGTTAAGAAAGGATTTAACACTAAGATGGGTGCTCGCCCGCTGTTTAGAGTTATTGAGGACGAGATCAAGAAGCCACTATCTCGTGAGATTCTGTTTGGTAAGCTAACTAATGGTGGGGTTATCAACCTAACTATGAACAATGATAAGTTTGTATTCGATTTAGTAGAAGTACTACCAGTAGCTGTTAAAAATACTCCTGAAGTTGAAGATGCAGAAACTGTCAACGAATAAACTGTTCTTTGGCAAATGGCCGTATAAGATCGAGTGCTCTGTACAAGGGTCGAATCTTATACGGTTGCGCGGTATAGAGTGGGTTAAGAAATACTGTACAGATGATGAATTTTATAGGCCGCCCAAAGTAAGTTTTCGAACCCACTTTGAAAGAATCGATAAAGATCAGCTACTTAAATTTCTCCATGCCGCTGAGCCTTTTCTTGATAAAGAAATTAAGGTTAGGGCAGAAGGCAGTACTTTTAGCTTCTATACAAGCGATGAATCTTTAGTTAAAGAATTAGAACAAGCTCTTAACTGGTGTATTACATACATATATAGTCCAGAAAATCCCGAAGAAGCTGAATTCCTTGTAAACAACAGGAACAAAGTTATTTGTGATGCTATTCCTTACGGCAAATATACACACAAGGTATGTTTTAAAGAAAAGATACCGCGTGATAAGCGTTTACAGTTCTGGAGTTGGATTTCTAAGTACGACGAAGATACTGTCAAAATAGGTAGAAGTACAGAAGGATTTATGATAGGTACAAAACAGTACGTTGCTAACCCCTTCTGCTACGTGTCTAACGCTAAGTTTTTAACTATGATGAGCCTAGTTGTAGGCGAATATATACAGAAAATAGAAGAATTTGTTCCTAGGTCTACCTTGCTCCTGTAATAAATACAGGGCGTAAGGAAAAACTATGCCGGCACAAAGCACAACTCTAAGTTTCTATACAGATATCTATACTACTGGTACTACAGCGGTCTTAACAACGACCAGCGTGTTAAGTATGCCAGCGTATTATCACAATCAAAGCACATTTAATCCTCCATATAATGTTTTGACATTCCCAAGTAATCCTGAAAAAGGATGCGGGTATTATGGAATTAGCAGTGGCTTACACACCGTTACATATAAAACAACGCAAGATTATGTAGGCACAGTTACTATGCAGGCTACATTGGCATCAAATCCAATAGAAACTGACTGGTTTGCTGTCAAAGATACTGCAAAAACTTATCTTTATAATCAAAATCCACAAACAACTTCAACAGTTGCATTAACCTTTGTTGGTAATTTTACATGGGTACGTGCAAAGGTCAATATCAGCCAAGGTGCATTGTTGGCTATTAACTATAATTTTTAATCATGAAACTATACGAATTTTTTAGCCATCTCAATATCAACTCTGATAAGTCGCAAGAAAAGACCGCCGACGAAAAATATGAAATGACTCTCGAAGAAAAAGAGCAATTTAAAAATGAGTTATTCTTTTATATTCTAGATCACGACGATATACATCGTAAGCATTTTCATGATATAGCAGAACACATTACAGACGAATCCAAACCTAGTGTGTGGATGCCAATTGTTAACAAAGGCTGTATGGAATTCCACGACGCTAATAAAATACTACAACATCCTCGAGATATGTTCGACAAACAGATGCGCGAAGAACTATGCAACATGTTAGACGATCACTATCGTAAAGATATCAAGAAAGGCGAATACCGTCCATGAATTTACTAGAGTTGTTTTCTAGACCACGCCCCTTATTAGAAGGTGGTAACTTAGAATTAGATAACCCTAATGATCCATCCGCACCTTATCAGGCAGACGAGATTGATCTTAAGGTACATAATCGCACCTTTATGGTTGGGTTATTAGATAAACTGTTACACGATATCAACGTTGCATTTTATAAGAAAAATAAAAAACCATTGTGGAATCCACAGTTGTTACAATCAAAAGAGTTCTTAGGCGGAAGCAGTTTACATTTCTTTAATACCAAAGGTATTAGCGATAAAGAATTTGCTAAACATAAACCGAAAGTTGGAGATATTGATACACAATGTAACAAAGAACTCGAGCCAGCGGTTGAGCAATTTTTAACAATGTACGATCACAAACAAATAGGTGATACAACATTATTAGGATTCAGTAGAGGAAGCGAACAATTTAATGCTCTATTCCAATTTCAAGATCCTCCCATTAAGATACAAATAGACTTTGAGTTTGGAAAGTATGACGAAAAGACAGACATGCCAGATGAGTGGTATCGTTTCAGCCATAGTTCAGAATGGAATGATATACAAGCAGGCATCAAAGGTGTATTCCACAAATACATATATCGTGCATTAACTTCTGCGCACGGTAGCATTAAACATCAAGTCGATGTTAAGAAAACAAAAACAAATATTAAACCAAATATTGCTGATAATGATTTGTCATTTGCAGTAGCAAGCGGACAAGGCGGTGGTCTAAGCCACAAGTACGAGCCATATATTCACACAGATCCAGAAACAGGTCAAAAGAAAACTCACGATCAAGGAGTTCCTTATAAGAGACTGATTCCGTCCGGTGAAAGAAAATACATTCAAAAACTAGATCAACAATTCTTTTTCTTTTTTGGTGCAAAGCCCGAGGGCAATGATAGCCAACTACAAAAAAGTTTCTTAGGTACATTAGAGTTAATCAACAAATATATCAAAGACGAATCGGCTAAAGAAAATGTCTTTAGAGCATTTTTAACATTATGTTTCGAACCTGGTGGGCAAATGATTACTAAGAACGATCCAGAGCGAGATCAAGAGATCAAATTTGCGGCTATTGATAACTTTATACAAAAATGTAAACTTAAGAATCTAAGACCCGAAGCTATAAAGATGGGTAAAGAATACATAGACGATTTTAAAGAAGTCCAAGATTATAAAGCAAAGAATCCTAACGAAAAACAACCACGTGCCGCTCTAAAGCGTATGAAGGCAGGCCTAAACGAAGCCGAAGTAAAAGCACAACTACGTAAGGGCATGCCTCACTTGCATGATTTAAAGGCACCTGATTTTTTGGACCTACTAGATGAGATCCACGACGGTAATGGTAAGTTTAAACTAGAAAATATTCCACTAAATGTTAAAGTAGACGGCTTCGGCGGGCGCTTTGGTAAGAATGCCGAAGGTAAACCTTTCATGGGTACAAGTCGTACTGAACCTCGTTATCAAGCAAGTTTTGTAGACTATCATCAAAAGAAAGGCACAACGGATCCAGAGATTCTAGGTCGTGCTCAAATGTTTGATGACTTGTTTAACGAAATGATGAAGGCTATTGAATTAGTTGATAGTAAACTAGGTCCAGACTTTTTAGTAAACAAACAAGTAACTTGCGAAGTATTGTTCTTGCCATTTGCTACAGAAACTCCAGAAGGTAAATTAAAGTTTGTAGGCATTCATTACGACAAACTTCCAAAAGGTGTACAGTTAGCTCTAGTACCTTTCCATGCTGTAGAAGCAGACAGCGGAGAAGCTGTTCAAGATACTAAATTTATTGATAAGTTGCTAGGTGTAGGGAACCAAGGTAGTGTTATGTTTATTAACAATAGACTAACACAAAAAGAAGGCCTCGATGTAACTGAGATTATTAATCCATTAGATAACATCGAAGAACTTAAATCAATAGTGGCAGGTACAGCAGGTAAGCGTGATCGTGCAAGCCTGCAACTTAGAAAAGAAATAGAAGAAAAACTACAACCTATCAAAGACAAATTAGAACAGGCTATTATTAAAGATCCTAATATCATCGGCAAAGACATGTTAGGTAAAGACTACGAAGGTATCGTTATTAACAGTCGCCTCGGTCCTATTAAAGTAACAAGCCAGGAACAACGAAATGTTATCCAAGCAAAGCAAGATGCTAAGGCAAATGCTCGCACAGAACGCCCACGCGGTGAGAATAAAACAGCCGTAGTTGCTATTGGTAGCTTTGTTGGACACATAGGTCACGAACAATTATTCGATTATACAATCAAGAAGGCCGCACAAGTAGGCGGCGATCCGTATTTGTTTATCGGAAATGCTGAAGGCAAAGACGATCCTATACCACCAGCTGTTAAAGTACAGACATGGCATAAAATGTATCCACAATATGCTAACAACATTAGTACTGTTACACAACAGGGCGGAACATTAATGCAGAAAATCAAGCACGAGTTGATTAATCCTCTACCAGGCAAACCACCACGCTACGATAATATTATTATTATGGTCGGTGAGGATCAGGCTAAAATGCCTATTGCAAATGCATTGATGAAATCAGTTAATAAATTTGAAGGGTACGAGCATGTTAAGGTAAGTTTAGAAGCTACTCCGCGAGGAACAGGTATGAGCTTTACTAAGCTACGTAACATCCTAAAAGATCCCAATGCTACACCAGAGCAACAATATGCTGTATGGGCCAAAGGGTTTGATGTTAAAAAATTAGGCAAGGAATGGATTATGAGATTAATGGAATTAACTCGCAAAGGTATGGGCATAACTGCTCCTGCTAAGAAAGGCATACACCCAGATGCCGCACAACCAGTTAAGTTGCCCAAGCAAAAAGCGCCAGCAGAAACAATGGCCGGGGTCGGCATGCAAGATAATCCAGAACGCAATGCTGTTGCATTTGAAGAAAAGCAAAGATTAGATCCTAAGTGCTGGAAAGGGTATCGCAAAGCCGGAACTAAGATGAAGGGCGGAAAACGTGTAAATAACTGTGTTCCAGTCAGCGAAGAAGTTGAAGACTTGATAGCTGGATATATTAAATTGTTAGAAAGCAAATGAAGCAGTATAAGATAACATCGGCAGATATAGCACCCGTTGAAGAATCAGGTGATACATATCTAGCACCTGATGATCCTGCACAAGAGATTCGTCGCTTACAATTTTTAGGTGGTCTAGGTGGACAACAGCGTTTAGCTGAGTACAAGAATAGTTTAAAACAAGGTAGCAACATAAGTGTTACTGCCGCGGAAAATGCACGTATTATGCGTGAACAAAATATACAACCAGGAACTCCTGAGTGGTTTAAATTATGGTTCAGTCTTCCATACATGACTGGAGAGAAGAAAGAATGAAAATTTCAGAATTATTAGAATCAGCTACAGCTGGTGCAACCAGTGTAGGTTCTATCAGTGGCGGTAGTGTTGGGCACCAATTGCAACGTAGAGCATTTAATAAAAGCTATACAGGTAGTATGACCAAAGGTAGCGGAACCAAATCGCCAAAACAACCTGCGCCTAAAAAACAAAAGCCAGGAACAAATGCATTAGATGGTGGGAGTTTAGTAGTATGACAAACGAAGGTAAGAGAGGATTCAAGGTCCGTCATAAACAAAAGGTTGCTTCAATAGAACCAACTAAGCCACGTAACTTTGTTGCTAAGAACGCTATCAATACCGGTGCTGGCGCACACAAAGATAAAAAGAAAGCTATGAAACAAGGCGACACTAAACATAAAAAAGCCTATGCAGAAGGTTTGGAAGAAAAATATCAAGCTCAATTAAACGAATTTCTTCCAGTAATTGCCGCAGGGGCCGGTGAACTTGCCGCAGGTGCCGCCGCAAGGTATGGCGCAGGTAAAGCAGGACAATGGGTCGCAGGACAGGCAGGTAAGGCGGCTGTAAATCATATCGGAAATAAGGTTAAAGATAAAATGAGTAATACCCCAGACGAAATTAACGAAGGTGATAGCGAAGGCGCAATGGCTAAACAACAATTGATCACTGCGGCTAAATTGGCTATCAAATTAGCAGAACAAATGGATTCTGAAACACAACTAGATGCATGGGTACAAACTAAGATTAGTTTAGCATCTGATTACATTGAAACAGTATTTGACTTTTTAGTCCACGGTGAACAGGACGTTGACAAAGATGTAGAGACCGACGAAGAAGTTAATCCTGGAATTACGCATCAACATCGTCACGGTACTTTAAAACATACTGCAACTGCAATGGAAGGCGCTAAAGTCGATCGTCAAGCCATGCATATAACTAAAAGCATGATGAAAGCACATCCTGGTATGAGTCGAGACGAAGCGGAAGGTGCGGCTTGGGCGCATATTAAACATCCAAAGAAAAAGAAAAAGAAAGTTAAAGAAGATGCTTATCAAATCTATCTCGATGTAATGTTAGAGAAGTCGTTAAAAAAATGAGAATCCTAGAAGTTGTAACTGAAGACGTTGTTCTTAAACTTGAAAAAGGTCTTAAGAAGTTACCTAGCCATAGTTACGATTCTATAGATAAGCTCATGCAGAAAATTTGTAAGGATGCAGATATTTCTGGACAAAAATTGCATGACATGTTTGTTGATAAACATAACTTAACACCCGACACTTGGATTAAAAAGCAAGTAGACGAAGATTGGCAAAAGGTAAACAAGCACGATAAAACAGACGGTCTAAGTCAAAAGGCTGTAAATGCATATCGTAGAGAAAATCCAGGTAGTAAATTAAAAACTGCCGTAACTACTAAGCCTAGTAAGTTAAAGAAGGGTTCTAAATCTGCCAAACGTCGAGCAAGTTTTTGTGCCAGAATGAGTGGCATGAAAAAACATCGTGCCGGAGCAAAAACCAAACGAGATCCAGATAGCCCAATCAATAAAGCCTTACGTCGATGGAATTGTGAAAGCATCGAAGAAATGCAAGAATTGATCATGTTAGGTGAACAGTATATTTCCGAAGCGGCTAATAGGGCACAGCAGGCCGCTATTGCTATAGCCAAAAAAGAAAAGCAAGCAGATGAAAATTTTGCAGATGGTAAAAATCCAGGGCGTAAAGGTTTAGCCAAGCGTAGCGGTGTTAATACCAAAGCAAGTGTGAGCAGTTTACGCAATACAGCCAAGCATTCAAGTGGTGAAAAGGCCAGAATGGCACATTGGTTAGCCAATATGAAATCTGGTAAAGCTAAAGCAAACAAAAAATAATCAAGACTTGACAATCTCCTGTGTTCAGTATATAATTACTGTACAGGAGATTAATTATGAGCAAAGCATACGGCGCACCAGAGCAAGCAAAAATCAAACAACTTATTTCTGAAGGCGTTACTGTCCTACAAGAAATTGAAGACCTTAACGAAGGTTTGAACGACACAATTAAAGCTGTCGCAGAAGAACTAGAAGTTAAACCGAGCATTATTAAAAAAGCTATCAAAATCGCACAGAAGGGCGATTGGGAACGTGTGTTTACTGAGTTCGATGACTTAGAAACTATCGTTGATATTAGCGGTCACGCAATCCGTCAAAGCGATTATGATGCACAAAATCCAAACCGCAACGGCGATAATGATTGATACATTCTTTAAGCCAACATTAGAGTGGATCAAGGATGATTGGAATAGCAACGGACTTCGCTTTTGTGTTGAGCTCCTTGCTTGGGCTATATCTATTGGCTGTAGTATCACAATGGCAGTCACAGTCCCTAATCCCCCTCTTCTTGTACTATATCCTATCTGGATTAGTGGCTGTGCTATGTATGCGTGGGCTTCATGGACTCGGAAGTCATTTGGTATGTTGGCTAATTACATCTTGCTAACAACCATTGACTCAATCGGTCTTGTCCGCATGTTAGTTAATTAATAAATATTTTTGAGAAAGGTTCAGCGAGCCATAAATCGCATGTTGAAGGTTAGCCGGCCATAAACGGTAAGGAGAATTATGAGTTATATCGATGCCATCTGGGATCGTGACAATGACCGTGTACGTGTCGTTGAGCGTGATCCAAAAAAAGGTCGAATCTATGTCGACTATCCCGCAAGGTACGTGTTTTATTATCCAGATAATAAAGGCAAGTACAAATCAATTTACGGCGAAAGCCTATCAAAAGTTTCTTGCAAAACATTCAAAGAGTTTGCCAAAGAACAAAAAATTCACTCAGGTCACAGACTGTTTGAGAGTGACATTAACGCATCATTCCGTATCCTAGAAGAAAACTATCTAGGCAAGGATGCGCCAAAACTAAATGTAGCCTTTTTCGACATTGAGGTGGACTTTGATCCAGAACGTGGATATGCTTCTCCAGAAGATGCATTTATGCCAATTACTGCTATCTCAGTTCACCTACAGTGGTTAGACACTATGGTTACATTAGCTATTCCTCCAAAAGGTCTTAAGATGGAGGATGCTGAGAAGTTAGTTGAAGAATTTCCTAACACTCACTTGTTTGAAAGTGAAGCAGAGATGCTTGACACTTTCCTAAAACTAATCGAAGATGCAGATATTATTAGCGGTTGGAACTCGGAAGGTTATGATATTCCCTATACTGTTAATCGTGTCACAAAGGTATTGAGTAAAGAAGACACACGTAGATTCTGCCTGTGGGATCAATTCCCAAAGAAACGTGAATATGAAAAATATGGCAAGTCCGCAGTAACATACGACTTTGTTGGTCGCGTACACTTAGATAGTCTCGAACTGTATCGCAAGTATACGTATGAAGAACGTCATACATATCGACTAGACGCTATCGGTGAAATGGAAGTAGGCGAAAACAAAACAGTTTATGAAGGCACACTCGACCAACTGTACAACAATGACTTCCGTAAGTTTATTGAATATAACAGACAAGATACTGCACTACTTGATAAGCTAGACAAGAAGCTAAAGTTTATTGACCTCGCCAATACACTGGCACATGAATGTACTGTATTGCTACAGACTACAATGGGTGCCGTGGCTGTAACTGAGCAAGCTATCGTAAACGAAGCTCATCATAGAGGACTAATTGTTCCAAGTCGACCAAAGCGTGATGAGAATGCAGATAATCAAGCGGCAGGTGCTTATGTTGCGTATCCAAAGAAAGGTCTTCATGACTGGATTGGATCCGTTGACATTAACTCACTTTATCCATCAGCGATTCGTGCGCTTAACATGGGTCCAGAAACTATTATCGGTCAGTTGCGACAAGATTATACACAAGCAGAAATTGATGCCAAAATGGCCAAGGGCAATTCGTTTGCCGCGGCATGGGAAGGTAAGTTCGGCAGTAATGAATATGAGTTTGTTATGGCCAAAGATAAAGCCAATGATATTACTATAGAATGGGAGTCTGGAGAGGTCGACGTTTTGAGCGGGGCTCAGATCTATGAAATGATCTTTGAATCAAATCAATCTTGGATGCTCAGTGCCAATGGTACAATTTTCACATATGAAAACGAAGGTATTATTCCTGGATTACTTGCCCGTTGGTACAGTGAACGTAAGGACATGCAAAAGAAATTAAAAGAGGCAATAAATGCAGGAAACAAAATTGAAGAAGAATACTGGGACAAACGTCAGTTGGTTAAGAAAATTAACCTCAATAGTCTATATGGTGCTATTCTTAACGCTGGTTGCAGGTTCTTTGATAAGCGCATTGGTCAATCCACTACCCTTACAGGCCGATGCATTGCTCGTCATATGGCCGCAAAAATAAATGAAGTAATTTGTGGAGAATATGATTATAAAGGTCGCAGTATCATTTATGGCGACACAGACTCTGCATATTTCTCGGCTTATACAACATTAAAGACAGATATTGATAAAGGCCGTTTACCTTGGGATAAAGAAACTGTTGTTCAACTGTACAATCAGATCGCAGATGAAGTAAATGCTACATTCCCGCAGATGATGTTAGACTTCTTCCATTGTCCAAAGAGTCGCGGCGAAGTTATTAAAGCTGGTCGTGAATTGGTTGCTATCAAAGGCTTGTTCATTACTAAGAAACGGTATGCTGTTCTTTATTACGATAAAGAAAACAAACGTGCAGACGTAGATGGCAAGCCAGGTAAGATCAAGGCTATGGGCTTAGATTTGAAGCGGAGTGATACGCCAGAATTTATGCAGAAGTTCTTGGAAGAGATCCTAACTAAAGTACTTAACGGTGCCGAAGAAAAAGAAATCTTAGATCGCATTGGTGAATTCCGAACCGAATTTAAAGTTCGTCCAGGATGGGAAAAAGGATCACCTAAGCGGGCCAACAACATCACAGAATATCGCGAGAAAGAAAAGAAAGCAGGTAAGGCCAATATGCCAGGCCATGTACGTGCAAGTATTAACTGGAACGTATTGCGAGAAATGAACGGTGACAAGTATTCTATGCAGATTGTTGACGGAATGAAAGTTATTGTTTGCAAGGTTCGCGATAACCCTATGGGCTATACAAGTATTGCATATCCTGTAGACGAATTAAGATTGCCCAAGTGGTTCCAGGAATTACCATTTGATCATTCTGAAATGGAAACAACAATTATCAATAATAAACTTGATAACCTGATTGGCGTGTTGGAATGGGACTTAAACTCAACCACACAAAATAATACGTTTGGTAATTTGTTCACATTTGAATAATTTACTTGACTTTGATTCAAAATCTAAATATAATATATAAAAGGACTTTAACATGAAAGATATTTTACAAGACATCGTATCACATACGCACAACCTAGGATTTTTAGAAGTAGTTAAGATCACAGGAACAGAAGACAAGACTCAAATCGACTCTGTTGCAGGAGACAGATCGATTGTATTAACAGCAGAAACTGCGAATCCCCAACCAGACATGGTCGGTGTTTTCGGTATGCCACAACTTAACAAACTAAAAATCCATTTAGATTGCCCGGAATATAAAGAGGATGCAAAAATTACTCTTGTTAAGGGTCAGCGAAATGGTGAAGACATTCCTGTAGGATTACATTTCGAGAACAAAGGCGGCGACTTTAAAAACGATTATCGTTTTATGAATCAAGCCGTTATTGAAGAGAAGTTAAAGGTTCCTAAGTTCAAAGGCGTTAACTGGGATATCACTATTACTCCTACTGTCGCAAGTGTACAGCGTTTTAACTTCCAAGCAAGTGCTAACTCAGAACACTCAACATTTGTTGCAAAAACAGATGGCGACAAATTGAAGTTTACATTCGGTGATGTTAATACACACGCAGGTGAATTTGTTTTTGCTGATGGTCTTACAAGCAAGATTACTGCTAACCTAAGCTGGCCAGTTGCACAAGTATTAAGCATCTTGAAAATTGCAGATGTTAACAATACTAAAATGAGTATTAGTAACCAAGGTGCGTTGAAGATCACCTTAGACAGCGGTCTTGCAACATACGAATACATTTTACCAGCGCAGGCCTAATATGATTAAAGGTATTACACAACAAGGCAGTTTTATTACGGTGTCTAACGGCTCGCCTAGTACCACATACATATCAGCAGGTTCAGTCGGATCAGGCATGATGAGATACAACGGCAACATGAACTGTATCGAAGTTAATGACGGTAGTATGTGGAAACAATTAGAATCAAGTTATGCAACTGTTGGGTTAACTCCAGAAGCAGAATCTATTTTGCAGTGGGCTAGGCAAAAACGTAACGAAGAACTAGAAATGACTGCGCTTGGTAAGACTCATCCTGCTGTTAAAATTGCATTAGAAAACCTAAATAAAGCAGAACAACAATTAAAGGCCACTATAATCCTAAGCAGAGAAACTGCAAATGATTACGGTGACGCGGAGGTAATGCAAGCACCATGAAACAACAGGCTAATTTAACACCGTTACAAAAAGACTATGCTGTATACCTTCCTGCTATTTCAGGATTTTATCAAACATATATTTCTAAACAAAGACAAGAAAAGTTTATTCCAGATGACCGCGTTCCGGCAGGATTTGATCGCGGCATTGAAGGCATGAACTTCCTTAATCCAGAAGAAGGATACTTTACTTACAAGTATGGTTTGTATTCAGCAGGTCACGCACAATTAGATCTTAACAAGTCAATGACGCAAGAATCAATGATCCAACAACGCGATCGTGCTAACACAATGATCTTAGGCGACTCGGGTGGATATCAGATTGGTAAGGGCGTTCTTAAATTTGATTGGTTAGACTTTGAAGGTCCTAGTGCTAATAAAACTCGTCAAAGTATTTTAGAATGGCTTGAGCTAACTGCTGACTGGTCAATGATGCTAGACGTTCCTACTTGGGCATGTGACCATGTGCATAGTCCAAAGACTGGTCTAAAGACTGTCGAAGATTGTTTAGAAAAGACCAAATTCAATAACAAATACTTCTTAGAAAATCGTTTAGGACAAACTAAGTTCTTAAACGTGCTTCAAGGATGGGATTGGGATTCGGCTGAAGATTGGTATCAAGGCGTAAAAGAATTTAGCGATCCTGCTGTATGGGGCGATAAGGCCGCAGAAGGTTGGGCCTTTGGTGGTGCTAATATGTGTAAAATGGATATCACGCTTAAACGTCTAATGACCTTACGCGAAGATGGGTTGCTCAAAGGAAAGAACTGGATTCACTTCTTAGGTACTGCACAACTAGACTGGGCATGTTACTTAACCAGCATCCAGCGTCAAATCCGTAAGCATATTAATCCAGAACTTACAATTAGTTTTGACTGCGCAAGTCCGTTTATTGCTACTGCGCATGGATTAGTTTATACTAACGCACAACATACAACTAAACGCTGGTCAGTTATTATGGACAAGGCTCCTGATAATAAGAGTCTTGCTAAACGTCACGATATACCTTTCCCGTTTGAAAGCGAGTTTGGTCGTAGACTTACTATAGCAGATATTTGCCATTATGCTCCGGGTATGTTGAACAAGATCGGCAAGGAAGGTAAAACTTCTTGGGATAGTTTTGGTTATGCATTAATGATGGGACATAACGTCGAATGTCATATCAAGGCTGTACAACGTGCAAATGCTTTGATGGATATTGAGTGTGCCAAGGCCCAACCAAATTGGCGCCATTGGAAGAAACTTAAAGATTCTGAAACAGGTAGTGATCAATATTCAGATTGGGTTCCACGTAACATTTTGTATTTTAATGTATTCGTAGAAGAATTGTTCAATACTAAAACCAAAGCAGAAGCATTCCAAATGATTGACGATGCTAAACCAATGCTATCTAATATGATGGGTATGCGGTTACGTGGTGGCAATGCCGAAAACAACTTTAGCAGTTTGTTTGATACCGAAGAAGTAGTATTGGACAAAACTGTAAGCCCTGTAACTGCAATGCCAGAGCTCGACGAAGATAAACTCGAAGCATTAGAAATTGATAACGACTAATGGACTTTATATCTGAGTATCAATTATCAGACATTACTATCTGTGACGAACTTCTAAGGCTTTTTAGACTTGCAGATAGTAATGGTTTAACCAATCCTGGTGTTACAGGAGCGGATGAACAAATTAGACCAGAATACAAAGACAGCGTTGATTTTCATTTGGGCGATGCAAGGACGTTAGGCAAACCTCAAGACTTTAAATGGCCAAACTACCACGCTGAATTGTCCGGATTCATTGACAAGTATTGCACAGATGCTAAAATATATGAACACGCTGGCAAATTTACTATACGCGATTTACCACAAATACAGTGGTACAAACCTAGTGCAGGTTATCACGCATGGCATATTGATGGCGGTCATGAGTTCTGCGATCGTGCAATAACATTTTTAACTTATTTGAATACAGTACCAAATGGCGGAACTGAATTTTTGCATCAGAACAGAGTTGTTGAAGCGGTCAAAGGCAAGACAGTTTTGTTTCCAACTGCATACACGCATATTCATCGAGGACAGATTACTGCGAACCTCGACAAATATATTTTAATTGGCTGGCTTTGGTGGGATAACGAAAGATGAAACGAGATTACGACTCTGGTGTAGCAACAGATATTATGTTCTTCACAGGTATTGAGATTGAAAAGACTCCTGCTTACGGAATGAAAACTCTGTTTGTTGTAGGCACACACGATCCTCAAACAGTATTACATATTGCCAACGATACTCAAGCATTACTCGATGAGAGTAAGCGTATCAAACACATCTACTTCGGTGCTAATCAAAGTTTTCCTAAACTTCAAACTAACGATGCTGATGGCTGGGGTCCTTGGGAATATATGATACAAGAATGTCTTGATGCAGGATACTGGTGTACTTTGGATTTTGACGTAAGTGTAGTAGAAGGTGTTCTCGAAAGTGCTCTTGTAGAGCATCGCCAATTCATTCCACAAATTTCGGTTAAATTGCCCTACTTGACACAGCTAGGATATAATGCTACAATTAAGTTAGACGACAAAGATTTTGCCGCAACTAATCATGGGGTTTGGTGCCATAACCTACATGACCTACTTGATAGAAATAAATTTACAAGTTGGGACCAATATGGTAAGGATGAGATTATTAAATGAGTATTGAAACTATTAAAGAAGCCGCACAAAGACAAATTTGGGTCACCTTTCAAAAGGAAGGCATTCACTGCTACCCTGCCGCGGCAACAGACCCAGCACTTGCTACAGGAGATGAATATGATGTATCGTTCCTTGGTACTCCTCATCGTCACATTTTCCATTTTCGGGTGTC